CTAAAAACGAATGCCGCTCGTCAAAATTGGCCTCGGGCGGGGCGTAACCTTCGCCTCGGCGGGGAGCGATCCAAACACCCGGAAGTAGCCAAGATCGTATAGGCCTTGGCCGGAGAAGTGACCTTTGTTCGTTTCACTGACATATGGAATTCCGGTTGTAGGGACGTAGCACGTGTATGGATCGCCATCGTTGATCACCTCCTGCACGGACCAATTCAGGTAGTAGAGCGCGGGAACCTCTAGACCGCTTTGGCATGGCTCCCCAACGGTGAAATACGTGTCGGATCTGATCCACGGCTCGGCCCGAAGCTGGGCAATGAGCGTATTCCGCTCCGCGGTTATTTGTGCCTGGCTGTCTCCGCCGGCCGCGTCGGCCTCGCCCTCCTGAATGTGGACTATATCAAACGACGAAATGCCGGCGAGACTGATCGCAGTCGGAACGTCTGCGAGTAAATCCACATAGTTTTCTGAGGACGTTCCGTTCTCGATCCAGCGGTTAAACGGCTCCCCGCCATGCCCATTGCAGACAACAACAACGCTGCGTCCCGTCTCCTGGAGAATCCTCCACGCCAGCCCGCCCATGATGTTGTTTTTTCCGCCGCCGATCGTGTTGTAGCCCGTGACGGAACTGCTGTCTGTGATCAAATGAGCGACGTGTTCGAGATCCAGCGTTTCGAGCGACTGAGACTGCGCGTTATAGATTTTGATCTGGTCGGTGACGTGGAACGTGCCGCCAGTGCTTTCCGCGTTGGCGATCGCGTTCGACTGGCCGAGAAGCAAAAGCGCAATAGGAGTGTCCATAATCAACCCTTGTGCAATGTGGCCCGGACCGTAAATGATCCATCCTCATATTCATGCACATGATCGGTGCCTGTCACCTGAGCAATGGTTGAAGTCCGGAAAATATCGTCGGCCTGCATTCTGCCGCAGCCGTCTCCCGCACTCTCAACGAGGTCACCGCGGGAGGGGGTAGCGTCCGGCTGCATGCGAACGACATAGGCGCCGAGGCCCGCAACGTGCATGTCGTTGAATACGGACGGACCTTCGCAATCCGGATCATCATCCCACGCTGAGAACACGCCGTAGACGCAATTCGAAGAGGGTGTCTGCGAGATTTCGCAAAGCGGAAGGTGCCGGTCCGGGTCTGTCCAGACCGTGGCCTGATAGACGGTCGAGCCATCCGTCCCGACCACATCAACGACCGCGCCGTCGATCTCTGCGCCGTCGTACTCGCGCCGGAACGTCTGGGCCTTCTGCTCAAACCCGATCATGTCCCCATCAGGCCCAGTCACTGGGATGGATATCATTTCCTGCCAGACCAGATAACGCCAGATCACGGCGCCATCGATGAAATCCATGATCGTGCCAACAGGGATTTCCGGCCGTGAATTGACCGCCAGCCGTGACCAGTGAGCGCCGACGAACGTTCCGTAGGTGACAACGCCTCCGGCGATGGAGATCGACCCCGCGGATACTCCGGCAGACCACAACCCTATAACGGCGCCGTCACCCGTTTGACGATTGGCCTGAATGGCTGATGCCGTGGATGAAAATGACGCCGCTCCGCCTGACGCCCGCAGCGACATGCCAAGTTCATTTGCCGTTAATGGATTGAAGCTGGTCGTACCAATCATCAACCCGTACGCGTTGAGGCGCAGGACCCTAAAACCTGCCGAATGGAAATCATGAGAAATCCCGTCCTCCGAATGCCAGCCGGTGGCACCGTCAAACGTGAGGGACGGAGCCGCAGCAGACCCCGGATCCAAGCGCAGCTTACCTGCCCTCGAAAAGGCAACGCTTGTCACACCAGGCGTGATGGCGCCGGATACGGGAGAGGTGACCTTGAAAATAGACCCTCCATAGGTTTCGCCCGCATCAACCGCGACCATCGTACCCCCGGCCGCGTCTCCACCAGCATCCCAATCGGCCGCCCGTGGCCATGCGCCTGCCGAGTTGTAGAGGTAGATGCCATGTTCGGCCGTGTTCGTCTGATCTCGCACCAGGATGCGAGCGCCATCGTACGGAGCCCCATCGTCCACTGTCTGTGCCCCGGACAGCACGATGTTGCCGGTTGTTGCATATAGACAGCTTTGCTTGAGAGCGAGCGCGCTAGCCGCTGCCGTCTCCGGCAGCGGTCCAATCCGCGTCCAGGAGCCTTCCCCTACCGCCCCCGATTTCAAATAGACCCCAACATTGCCGACAGTTGGATCGCCGTAGACGCGTCCCTCGGCATCGGCCGCCCAGTCGAGGTCCGCTTCCAGCTCCGACAGCAGCTCGTATTTCGGGCCGCGCAGGGTCTCCAGTTGCGCCCCGACGTTCTTCGCAGGCACCCGAACCGTATCCACCACCACTCCATCGACAACACGATTGCCGAGAAACTCATCCAGCGTCGCCGCCGGTGTTACATTTGTGCTCTTCACGCCATCGACCATGTCGTCAGTCCTCTCAAGCGGGGGTAATCAGCGTCACCAGGTCGCCGAGGACAGCCTCGGCACTGGCGTTGGAAACGGAGATCTCGATCTCGATGTAGCGGGCCAGCGTGGTACCGAGTGCCGTTGCGGAGCCGACAGGCGCGCCGTCGCTCGCAAGGCCCGTGCGCATCGTCAGGGTGGCCGTGCCGGCAAGGCCGTAGGCGACGGCGGCGACCGTGACGCTCGTGTCCGAGCCGAGGTCGATTACCGGCAGCGTGTAGGTGAAGCTCGACGGCAGCGTTGCCCCGCCGACGAGATCGTCGGCCACGACGCTTGCGCCCGTCGTCGTGCCGGGCCAGCCGAGGTCGCGCTCGATGCGCTGGATGAGCACGCCGGCGCCATAGCTGGGGCCCAGCGTCGTCTCGATGAGGAGCGGCGTCGGGCTCTCGTTGCCGTCGAAGTCCACCGCCACCGCGCCGATCGTGAACGTGCCCTCGGCGAGCGGTTCGCTGGTCTCCCAGGGCGATGCAGAGAGCAGGCCGGTATGGGCCGGCCCCAGATCCTCCCAGTCGTAGCCCGTGCCCGGCCTGAGCCGGATCCGGTAACCGAGCAGCTTGGAGGTGTCTCCCTCGCCCAGCGTCCAGGTGTAGCGGCGCACGCCCGAGGCGAGCCGCACGACCTGCAGCGTTGCCACATCGGGCACGACGACGTCGGCCGAGCCGATCGTCACGGATATGACGGGCGTGTCGCCGCCGGCGATGCCGTAGATGCTGAGCGCACGGGCGCGGATCTCCACCGTCTGCCCGGCGTGATAGCCGACAATGTCGCCGCCGCCGGCCGCGGCCGTGACGGTCTTCGTCGTCCAGGTTCCGGCGCCAGAAAGCCTGTGGTCTATCTGGTAGGAGCCGACCACCGCCGCATTGCCCGGCCCCGGCTCGATGCGCACGGTCAGCCCGTCCGGGTCCTCGGTCCCGTCGAGGCCGTCATAGATGCCCACGAAGACCGGAACGGCGGGAACGGTCTCCGACAGGCCGATCGTGCTGCCGACACGGCCGTCCCAGGCGGGCGGCTCCTCAGCATCCGTCAGCGTGTCGATCTCGGGCGCCGCCGCCACCAGATGCAGGATCCGTGCGCTATCCTCGCCGCGTTCCACCGCCTTGACGATACAGATCAGGCTCTCGCTCGCCGCCGGCCCGATATGGACGATCTCATCTGCCCGCGGCACCGCGCCCGAACCGGCCAGCCGTATGGCGCCGGTCAGGCCGGGCCCGGTCAGGATCGGCCGGACCAAGCTCTCGCCGAGCACGTCCTGGTCGCCGGAAAACACCCGGAACCGCATCGCCCAGGCGCCGTCGCCGATCGCCACATCGCCGTCCAGCTCCACGAGCTGATCCAGCACCCGGCGCACGCGGGCAACCATATGCGTGCGCTCCAGCGTGTCGTAGGAAACCGCCACCTGATCACCGCGCACGGCGACGCAGGCCGCTCCATCCTGTGTCACCTGAAACCTGTCTGGCCGGTGTTCGATCTCGTGCTGCCGGCGCCGTGTCTCGATCCAGATCTCGTCCGGGTCCGTCTTGCCCGGGTGCTCCAGCTGCTCGGTCACGGTGATTGTGCCCGTATGCCCCGGCCAGGGAACCAGGCGCTCGCCCTTTTGAAAGTCGTTTGAAGCGTCCGTAAACGGCACGCGAAAGGCGTCCGGAAGCCGGGCATAGGGGCGGCTCCAGCGGAAGTCGCGGCTGTTCCTCGGGTTGATGTGATCAACCACAAGGCTCTGCGGCCGGTCGATCACGACGCCCCATTTGACTCCGTCATCGCGCGGCGTGGCGCGGCCGGCTGACGTGATGTCGAGCAGCGCTTCCTGCAGGGAGGCGTCGTAATTGTGCAGCCGGTCGTAGGTGAGCCCCTTGGCCGCGCACCATTGTGACCAGTCGGCGATCTGGTCGAGATCGAGCCGCTGGTCGAGAGCCGGATAGGTCGCCGCCGGCCCCTGCAAGGCCCAGCGATAGGCCGCCGCCGGCGATCGCGTCTCACGCGTGATCCAGGTGCCGGACGTGGCATCCCAATCTGGCGCAACGCGGCTCGCCATGCAGTTGAGATCGTCGATCTGCCCATTGAGCTGATAGGTCGCCTTGATGCGCACCGCGATCAGCGCCAGCGGGTGCTCGAAGTTGATCGGATATTCTGGCCGAAAGCTCTGCAGCGCCTGCCAGAAGACGTTGTCGGTGTAGCGCGAGGCCGTGCGCTCGGCCGTATAGCGCCGCAACCTGATCTCGTAGGTTCCGCGCTCCGGCAGCGTCCAGCGGTAGGCGCGCATGAAGGGCCGCGTCTGTGCGGCCACGACATTGAAATTCGGCTCGCCAATCCAGGTCAGGCTGCCCATCTTGCGGTAGTGTATCTGGATGCCCACAGCGAGCGATCGCGGCTTGCCCTCGTCATTGATCCGCGCCAGCCCCTGCGGCCATCCGAGGATAACGGCCACCTCGGTCACGTCCGTCGCCGTGCGGCGCACCACCGGCTTGTCCTCGGGCGTCGAGCCCGACACGATCTCGCCGGCGTCGTCGCGCGGATAGGGCCGCGTCAACTCGACCGACATTCCCTCTTCGATCACCTGTTGCGGGTAAAGCGCGATCGGATCGTCTCCGGCGACGCCCTCGCGCACCTCCAGCTCCACCTCGTCGTACTCGTCGATCGAGGTCTCGCCCAGCCGGATGTCCGAGATCTTCACATGCCCGTACCCGACGCAGAAGAGCGCGCGGATATACTGGTTGTCGCCGACGACCTCGGTGTAGGGCGCGCAGGCATAGACCGGCGCGACGCGCATCTTGCCCAGCACCGCCGGAATGGCTCCATCCGGGTTTGCCTGGTTGCGCAGGCCGCTGATCGTGTAGCGGTTCGCCTCCTTGGCCGCATCGGCGATCCGGGGCGGTCTGGCAGGGATCAGCGCATTGATGAGCAGGTTGCCGGCTGTGACGATCGTCGTGGTGATGATCGTCGTCCATGTTGCCGCCGTCAGTCCGAACGTGCCGGCGAGCATCGGCCCCAGAAACGCAGCGATCGCGACGGCGGCAATCAGCACGACGATCGTCAGGATCGCCCTCAGCGCACCCTTGCCGGGCACCACGCGCACGATCACCCGCACGCCCGCCTTGGGCCTCACCCGGTGCCAGATCTCCGCCGACACCACCAGACTGCCGCGCTCGGTGACCAGCACCACGCGGATGCCGGCTTGCGGGCCCACGTAGCCCGGCAGCATCTCCGCGACGATTTCCGCCACCGTCGCACCCGCCGGCAGCACGCGCGAAATCCGCGCCGTGCCGGGGTCTAGTCCGGGCATGGCAAGCGCGCTGATCGTGGCGTCTTGTGTGTCGGATTGCATGGATCAAACGGGCCGGTTGCGGTCGTCTCGGGTTGCTGGCATCCTGCCTGCAACAGCCCCGCCGCCACATTCGCACCTGGGTGCGACCGGCCTTCAATCGGGGTTTCAGGCGGCGGGTAGCGGCACCCGTTCGTGTCGCCAGAACCCCTGCAGCCGGCGACGCCAGACCGGCGTATCCCACCGCTCCAGCTTGGCCGCATCCTCGCCGAACATGTGAAGCATGTGCGTCGGTGAAACAACGACGCCGACATGGCTGTCGTGCCGGCCGCGCGAGAACAGCGCCACATCCATCTCCGCCGGCGGGCGGCCGACAACGCGGCGCCACGGCCCGACATCGAGGACGCCGTGGATAAGGGCCGCGATCTCGCGCTCTTCGTCGGCCGTCGCATAGTCCTCGTCGTAGGTAGGCAGAGCGACGCCGAAGCGCGCATGCACCAGCCGCACCAGCCCCCAGCAGTCGCAACCCTCGCGGCTGCGCCCGCGATCGGCCCAGGGGATGCCGACGAATTCAGCGCTCCAGTGCAGGTGAGCCGTCATCTGTGCAGCCCCGGAAACGCGTCCCGCGTCATCCGCCGCGACGGCCAGGGCTCCGACGTGATCGGATCGCGCGATATCGACAGCGTGATCTGGCCGCTGTCGCCCTCGGCCGAGATCAGCTCCAGCCCCAGCCATTCGGCCTCGATCACGTCCGGATCGGATGCCAGAACCACCGCGAAATCCACCGTCGCCCGCGTGATGGTGGAGCGCAGCGGCTTCGCCATGTCCTTGTCCACGACTTCCAAAATCAATGTCGCCGCCGGCGGCGTCTCCTCCTGGTCGTCGGGCAGGACCGTTGACAGCAGCACGAACAGGAATGGCGATCCGTCATCCGTCTGCCAGGTCGAGCGCGTGCCATAGGTCAGCGGTTCAAGGCTCAGCCGCTCGGTCGGGTCGCTTGAAAGCCGGATCGTCGTGTCGAGGTCCGGATGCGTGATGCGGATCAGCACCACCTCGACCTCGTCTGAGGCGGTCGCGTCCTGGGCGGAACGGGCATTGAGGGATACAAGGCGGGGCATCGTCTCTCCGGCGTCAAGGCATGATCATGAGCGTCATCTGGACTTGCCAGCGGATGCCGCGCGGGCTCCAGCTCGGTGCGCTTTGCGTATCGAACATCACCAGCCACCAATGTGAGAGCAGCAGCGGCGCGCCATCGGCCGTCAGCAGCGGCGCACCATCAGTGGTCAGGATCGGGTGCCCGTCGCTTTCCGGGTCCGGCATCAGCCAGGGCAAGGAACCTTCCGACGTGTCCTCGCGCCAGAACCGCTCGAACCGCTTGCGCTCGTCCAGCGTCACGTCAACCGTCATGGCAAGCGGCATGGCAACGCTCGAATAGCGCCGCCGCACCCGGACCGGGCCCTGTTCTGGCCGTGTCGCCTGTCGGCCGTCGCCGATCCCGCCCCGGTATCCGGAGCGCATCGGGCGCGGCAGCTCCGAAGGCCAAAGGGGAACGCTCATCGTGCCGCCGTCCTCATCGTGCCGCGGTCCCTGGCCGCACGCCGAAGCCGCGCAGCGCCTGCTGGCTGCGCGAGCCCGGCCGGCCGAGCTGCTGGGCGACCATTTCGTCGATGATCACCACCGAGCGCCGTCCGCCGCGCCCGTCATCTTCCTCGCGCTGGGTGATTTCCACCCCCTTGTTTGTCCTGTCCTGGATGATGGTCTGGAACACCGGCGCCACCACCTGCGCGCCGAACTGCGCCGGCCTCCCGGCCTGGGCTAAGCCGGCCATCATCGGCGCCAATGCCGTCCCGCCGCCGACAAGCCCGCCCTCGCGGTATCCGCGTTTGGCTGCCTTGCGCAACGCTTCCAGAACCGGCACACCGATCGCGCGTGTCGCCGGGGCGTCGAACACGTACTCGTTTTTGTGGACGATGCCGGCCGGTTCGTCGTCGGCGCCCGTGCCAGTGCCGCCGCCGCCCGAGAAGGCCAGCAGGTTGAGCGGCGCCCCCGTTGCCGCCCCGCCGCCGCCCCCGAACAGGCCGGAGACGAACGACCCGATCACGCCAAAAAACCCGCCGCCGCCACCGCTGCCGCCGATATTGCCAATGATCGACATGAGCCCGGAAAGCAGCCCGTCGACGCCTCGGCCGAGCCCGCCAAGCAGCGTCGAAAACGCCCCCTCGGTACCCTGGGCGAGCGTATCCGTGCTGGTCGCAAGCTGGACGCCCGCGTTGCCGATGCCGTTCGACGACGACAGGATCGAACGCGATGCCTCGCCGAGGCCGGATCCGAAACTGCCGAGACTGTCGGTCACGGAGGTCGCCCGGTTGGCCAGCGTGTCGAGCGAGCCGCCCATGTCCTGGAATTTCAGCTTCCACAGATCGAGGAACGCGCCCGACGTCATGTCGGCCGAGCCGCCGTTGCCAGTGATCGCGGACGCAGCCAGGCCGGGCCGGCTGCGGTAGAAGTCGAGCGAGTTGAGCGCGGAGACGGCGTTGCGGCTCGGATCGGCGAACAGCGCCGATGCGCCGCCAAGCCCCTGCTGGTGCGCGACATAGGCCTCCCAGCCGAAAGGCTGGCGGCCGAGCACCGAGGTCAGCCCCCGGCTGTTGTCGCGCCACAGCCGCGCCGCTGCATCCGCGTTTAAACCGGCGTTAAACGGCTCGTTGAGCCCGTATTGCGCGGCCGTGCCGGGGGCGAACTGGAACAGCCCTTGCATCGATCCATTGACGGCATTCGGGTTGAACCCGCTCTCGATCCGTCCAACGGTGGCAAACGACGTCGGATCGATGCCATAACGCGCCGCCGTCTGGCGGATCATTGCCTCGATCGTGCCGCCGGCGCCCGACGCGAGCCTGTTCTCAAATTGCGAAAAGGCGCCGTCGATGCGCTGGCCGACGGCGTCGTTCGCCGCCGCTCCAGGTGAGGCCGCACCACCCAGAATGCCGGAAAGTCCGGACAAGCCGGAAAGCGCCGTCCCGTTGACGATCACCGTCCCCGCCGAAACCGTCATCGCCCCGACGCTCGATCCGGTCACACCGGCCGCTGCGCCGCCGCCGCCGAACAGCCGGCCGAGGATCCCGCCCGCATCGCTCAGCGTCGGCAGGTTCTGGCCGAGCAGTGCGTTCTTCAGCGGATTGGCGACTGCGAAGGTCAGGAACTGCTTCTTGATGTCGTCGAGAAGCCCCGTGACCGCCTCGCCGATGTCGTCGCCGCCAAGCACGCCGACCAGCCGGTCGATGGCACTTTCGCCGGTGCGCTCGATGTCGGTCCACGCGGCTTTCTGGCGCTCCAGCTCCGAGGTCGCATCGGCCGTGGCGGCGGCGAGCGCCCGCATGCGCTCGGCCTCCGGCGTTCCGGCGATGCCGCGTCGGCGGATCTCGGCCTCCGTATCATAAAGCGCGAGGATGCGCGTGCGGATCGTCTCCGACTGCCCGACGAGGCTGATTTCCGTGCGCAGCCGGTCGAGCTTCGTCTCGGCCTCGCGGTTCGCCTCGATCGCCGATCCGCGCCGCTCCTCGGCGTTTAGCGCCGCATTGGCCTCGCGCAAAGTCTCGACCAGCGCAAGGATCCGCGCGCGTTCGTCCCCTTGCGCGGCCAGAGCCGCCCGCAGCAGCGGCGCCAGCTCCAGTTCCGTCCGCATGGTCGAGGTCGCGAGGTCCGACGACATCCCGCCGGCGATCGCATCATTGGCGGCCGCCCGGGCGCCAGCCTGTTCGCGTAGCTCCGCGACCCTCTGCCGGTTGGCCGACAGGCTGTCTTCGATTGCCTTCGTCCGGGCCCGCTCAATCTGGGCTTGTGCCCGTGCCGTGGTGATTTCCTCACCGGCGAGCGACAAGGCCTCGCGCCGTGCGGCCAGTTCGGCCTTGCGGATCGGGTCGCGCGCCTCGGCGATCTGCCGGTCGAGCGCATCAAGCTGGAGCTGCTTTTCGGCCTCGGGAATGTAGGTTTCAAGCGCCCGCCGCTTGGCATCGAGCGCGGCCGCCAACCGGTCCTGTTCGTCCGCTGTCGTGGTGCCAGCAAAGCCGTTTTCCAGGGACAGCACCTGGTTGCGCAACTCTTCCAGACGCCGCGTCTGTTCCGTGGCAGGCGAGTTGTCCGCGACGGAACGGGCAACCGCTGCCTTTTGCCGGTCCGCCTGTTCCTTGGCAATCAGCGCGGCCCGTTCTCGGTCGATAGAGAGCAGGCCTTCGAGCACGTCGCGCTCGCGCTGCAACTCATCGATGATGACTTGCCGGCTCGCGGCGCCGGATCTCCCACCGCGACCGGGTCTTTGCAACAAGCTCAGGCTCCGATCGATCTCCTCGATCCGCTCGCTCAAGCTCGGCCCGTCAATCGCCCGGTCGATCGCGCCGCCGATGGCATCGGCGGCATTCGAGGCCTTGTTGCCGACCCAGTCCCACGCCCGGCCGAGCGCTGTCGTCGCATTGTCCGCCTTGGCGAGCTTGTCCGGCAAGGCGTCGATCAGCGCGCCTTGGGCTTCCTGCGTCCGGTTCTGCGCGACGAGTTTCTCGATGCGCCGGGCGGTCGCTCCATCCAGGAGCCGGTACTCCTCGGCAAGCTTGCGCGCGCCTTCGGCGGGCTTCGAGACGAGCTGAGCGAGCAGGTCCGCCGCGCTGTCCAGATCCCCGCCAATCGTCGCGGCGAAATCCTTCGTGAGCCCGATCAGCGAGCCGAACTGTTCCGCGCCGATCCGCCCGGTCCTGAGCAACGCCGCCTCGATCGAGCGCGTCTCCTTGACGGACAATCCGGCCGGGCCGGACGTCGATTGCGCCAGCGCCTCCAGATCGTCGGCTGTTGCCCCGGCGCTCCGACCGAGACCACCGAGTGCAGTCTCCACTTCCTTCGTGCTGGTGAGATATCCCTGATAGGCGACCGCACCGGCCGCGACGACAGCGGTCAGCCCGCCGAATGCGAGCGTCGTCGGCGTGAGGACCGCACCCAAGGCGGCAAGCGTGCCGCGCACGCCGCCGAAAATCTGAGTGACCTGCGTCCCCTGCTGGGCGAACACGAGAGCCGGGTTCTGCCCCGAGAGGAGGGAGACGAAGATATCGTTGATCTGATAGGAGAGCTGCGTCGCCTGGAAGCCGGTGAGCTTCATCGCGCTCGTCGCGGCCCGCATGCCGATGACCTGACGCGCGAAAGCACCCTTCGTCCGCTCGATCGCTGCCGCGCTCTCCTGCGCAGAAATCGCACCGAGCCGTTCCGCCGACCGGATTGCGGCCAGCTCGTTGCGATACTGCCGCTGCGCCGCGAAGAGCGGATTGTATTTCGCCCGCAGATCATCGAGCGATCGGCCATAGGCGGCGATGTCGGCGCCCCGGTCGTCGCCCTCGGCGGAAACCGTCGGTGTGCTCACCCCGAGCCGTTGGTTGAAGGCGTCCTGATAGGTCTGGCGCTGGGCAGCCTGGGCGCTCGCGTGCTGCTGCTGGATCTGGCCGAGGTTGCGCGCCGAGGCGGCAAGTCGGTCGCTCGCCGCCGCCTGTTCGGTCTCCGCGACCGTCAGCGCCTTTGTCGCCGCCTGGGCGTCGCGGCCGAGCTGGGCCAGCCGCTGCAGGCTTTGGGCGCGGCCGGTCGCGCTGATCTGGGCTCTGAGCCGTGCGCTCTCGGCCTCCTGCTCGGCGCGGATGAGCTGGATGGTTTCGCGATAGCTCTGGGCGGTGGCTGCCGCGAGTGCGCCTTGCGCCTGCGCCGCCGCCGTCGTGCCGCGTGCGGCGGACACCATCCGGTCGAGATTGGCGGCCGCCTCGGCGGCATCCCGGGCAGCTCCCTCCGCCGCCTGGCCGATGCCGCGCACGTCCCGGCCGGCCGCCTGCGCGTCGGCCGAGAATGTGCCGCGATCGAGCGAGAGCCTGGCCGAGACCTGAAACGTCATCTAGTCACCCTGATTAAGCACCGGCAGCGCCGCCTGTTCGAGGTCCCGGAGCAGGCTCAGCAGATCCGCATCGAGCCGGCCGCCGCGCGCCCTCATCACCACTTCCGCCGCCCCGTAATCGAGCCCCAGCCAGATCAGCCCCGCCGGCGACGCCGTCGCCCGCCATTGGGTGGAAAGATCGAGGAAGAGCGTGAAACCCTCCCAGTGCGGCGACCAGACCTCGATCGGCCTCGATGTGTCCTCTGTCGCCGCGACCATCACGCCGAGAGCGGCGAACTCGCCTTGCATCTCGGCATCGATGCCGAGCGGCCGTTCGCGGTCCGCCCGGCCGGTCTGCGCCAGCGCCCAGGCGCGGCCGGCCGCTCTCAGTTTCCCGCAGGCCCTCCGTCGCCGTTGAGGCCGCGCGCATAGGCCTCGCCCACCGCCCGGCGGAAGGGTGCAAAGCGACAGAGCTTGCGCAGCGCATCCTCGGAGAAGGGCAGCGGCTTGTTGGTCGCGACGCCGACGACGTCCTGCCAGCCGCGCGAGACGCGCACGAGCTGGTCGATCTCCAGCCTGATCAGTTCCGCCGTGCTCTTGGCGGTGCGGATCTGCTCGGCGATCGCTTCCGTCTCCTCGGACGGCAGCGCCTCGAAATCCATGACGAAGGTCTGGACCTCCCGCTTGCCGGCCTCCTCGGCCGAGGGTACGGAAACCCGGACTTCTTCCTTGAACAGCAGGGTGTCGGTAGCAATGAACATGGGAACCTCGTGGCGCTAGATGTCGGACCGCTCAATGCGGCTGATGAAGAGGGGGAGAACGCCAAACAGGAACCAGCCCGTATAGACGGCGGTGTAGTATCCGTTTCGGTACCGCCGTCTGCTCCAGCTGCATTTGAAAATCATCGGTGTCTCCGCCGGCTTTTAAACGGTGTTTGAAGAGATGGAAGCGCTACGCCGAAAGCTGATCCCGCAGGCGGAAGCCGAGAAGCGGCCAGAGCTTTTCGCGCGCATTGGTGCGGGCGATCGTCCGGCCGATTTCCGCGTCGAAATTCGCAGCCGAGGCGCAGGCGCTCTCCCCGGTCACGGTGAAGCCGTTGCGCAGCGTCAGTGCGCACACGGTGAGGCACGAACCCGGAAAAACGTGATAGTCCTCGCCCGCGATTTCGGCATCGAGCATGTCGGGCGTGATCCGCTTGGCCGTGAGCCGCTTTGCCTGCAGTTCGACCTCGATGGCCTCTTCGTCTTTGCTCATTGAAAGCTCCTTGAGAGGTGATGCGGCCGACGTCACAGGAACGTCAGCGCCAGTTCGTCGTCGCCGGTGTCGGGGCAGAGCATCAGCGGCAGCGAATAGTTGGTGATGCCCTGCGTCTGGCCGGTCGAAGGCCGGCCGATCTCCACCGCCGGCGCTGCGACCTGAACGATGTTCCCGCCAACGGTGCCGTGCGCGAGCGCCAGCGCCCCACGCGTCCGGGCGGTGGCGATAGCAAACCAGTCGTTTGTCGCAAGCGTCTTCGCCTCGACGACGGCGGTACCGGTCGCCTTCCGGTCCGGGATCTCGATGCTTTCGTCCCCGATTAGGAACCGCGCCTCGACCTGGTTGCCGAGATCGATGGCGAGGCTTTCGCCCACCTGGGCCGTGCCGTGAAGGCTCAGCGTCGTATTGACCTTGTTGACCACCAGCGGCGTCACGAAGGCGGAAAGGTCCGCCGCCGGCAGTGCCGCGTCGGTGATGGTGCCGAGGAGCCCCATCATGTTGAAGCGGAAGTGCGGGATCTGCTTCGGGGCGAAGTTGAGCTGCACATTGCCGCGCGCGCCGAGGATCACGTGGCGAACCCCGTCCATGTTGAAATAGAGCGAGCTGCTTTCCTGTCCGGATGACACCGGATCATAGGCGACCGACGTGTCCGTCGTGATGGTCTCGGCCAACCCGCAGGAGCGCAACAGCGGTCCAAAGCCAGGTGCGGTACCGGCAGCACCCGAACCCGCGATCTCCACGTCGAACTGCAGCTGGGCGTAGATGCCCGCGAGCACGACACCCTGATGCCCGAGATAGGGCAGCAGCAGGTCGCGGCTCACTTCCTCGCCCTGCATCGGGTCGAACTGCACGTTCGAGATCTGCATGGCGGCCGTCGGCGTCGCGTCGGTGCCATAGGTGGTCTCAAGCTTCGCCAGCATCGCGAGCTTGCGCCAGAAACGCCTTGCCATGGTCTAACCCTCCATGTTGGGCGCCGGCTTGCGGCCGCGCCTGGTTTCGGCTTTGGGCGCGTCGGCGCCAGCCTTTGCTTCCGTGTCGTCGGCCTTCTCGGCCGGCTGTTCGATCTGCTCCGCTTTCGGGGCCCGGGTGCGTTTGCCCGTGCCCTTGTCCGCGTAGTAGCGGCCGCCGCTTCTCACCGGCATCACGCGCTCTCCTCGATGTAGTAGGCGGCAGCAAACGTCATCTCGAACCAGACGGCGCGACCGCGCGCCTTGACCACCTTGCCGCCGACATAGGTGATGACGTCATCGGCCGAGGCCGGCTGCCAACCGATGAGCCGCCCCCGTACCAGGGCTTTCAGCGCCTCGATGTCGGCCGCCGCCGCGCCACCGGTCGCATCGGAAACGTTGCGGGCGACGATCACCACGACGAGATCCGCCTCAACGCGCTGCAGCACGCCCGGCATGCGACGGTTCGCGGCCGCCGCCTCGTCGTCGATGAAGACGTAAGCCGCCGGCGTCGCGCGCGGCGCGTCGTTGAGCGCGGCAAGCTCCGCCACACCTTCGATGATCCGGAAGGGGGCGGGATCCATGGTCCGCAGCCGCTCGATGGTCTCCGCAACGATCATGCGGCGCCTCCCGCGAGCGGCCCGCCATCCAGATGGTCCTCGATGATGGCGACGATCTCGGCCCGGTCGGCCTCGTCGATGCCGAGATAGGGCCGCGCCGGGATCGTGATCTCGTGTGCGGCGACGTCCACGTCCTGGGCGAAGTTCGCGCGCTTGCGCGCCGTGAACTGCCGAGACAGCTCATCGGTGCGGGCGTTGTAGGTCCGGTAGATCGTCTGCCGCCGCGCCTCGCGCTTGATGGTGCCGCCGAACTGGTGGATGCCGGCATAGGGGTTGTTCGTGCCCACGGCCGCCTCCGAAGGCGACGCCTCGAAGGTCAGGCTCTGATAGAGGAAGCCGCGCCGGCGCAGGATCCGCACGGGCACGAACCCGCGCTTTGCCCGCTCGCGCACGGTGCGCCGGGCAAGCGGCTGCCAGGGTGTGCCGTCCGGTGACGTCTCGCGCTCGAACCGCTGCTGGGTGGAGGTCAGCATGTAGGCGCCGATCGCATCCATCGCCGGGCCCGTGTCGCGCCCTTGCGCCGCCACGCGGTCGAGCTTGGCGAGGATCAGCTTGTCGTCGATCTCAATGGTTATCCGGGCGCCAGTCATCAGTACCCCCGAAGGCTGTCGCGCGTGAACACGCGATCGGGATACGAGGCCCGGACCTGACCGCCCCCGGACGCCGCCGGCGCATCGCCGGTCCCGTCGTCCAGCTCGATGAGCCCCTTGGAAACGTCGCGCAGCCAGGCGAGCGCGGAGCCTTGAGCCCGGACGACAGGCCCGTCCTTGTCGGCGCCGTCGTCATAGAGGTTGTAGCGGGCAAGGTCGGAAGCGATCTTGACCAGGACCGGCGGCGCGGGATCGAGCGGCAGCGCGTAGCGCTTGCGCAGGTAGCTGTCGATGAGCGCATCCGCGTCGCTCAGCGCCCGCGCCACCACGTCCGCGTCGATCGCCGCCGGCGGCACGCTCAAACGATCCGTGAGCTGGATCAGCTCGTCGGCGCCGAAGCGGTCGATCAGGTCCTGTTGGGTGGCGTAGGTCATGGGGAGATCAGATCTCCTCGACGTCGAGGTTCGGCTCGGCCTTCAGGCGTGCGACCTCATCGGCCGTGAACGTGCCGGCCGGATGTTCGACCGCCTCGCCAGGGTGAAATACGCCGGCGCGCCAGAAGCCCTTCCGGCGCTTGGCCTTGATACGCAGGGCTGGCGTCTCGTCGGCTGAAGCTTTGGATGCCTTGTCCGCCTTCGGAGCTTCGGTGAAGGAGCCGGCCGCATTGCCGGCTCCCCCGTCGGCGTCGCGCTCTTCGGGGGCATCCTTGGTTTCATCCACTCCGGCCGAGCCGGGTTGGTTCTCCGTGGCCTTTTCCTCGCCGCCCTTGCCGTCATCGGCGGAGACGAAGGTGGCGGCCTGCGCGGCCCAGGCCCTGGCATGGTCGTCCGACGTGAGCGCCGCCACGGCCTCGGGCACCGCTTCTGCGAAGGCCGCGACCTGCGCGAAGCTGATAACGCCAGCCGCCGCGAGCTTTTTAGCCGTCGCGAGCCCGATCCCGTCGATGCGGGTGAGATCGTCCGAAGTCGTCATGGAGTGTCTCCGTCCTCTGGGGGGAACGCCGCCGCACGGCGCTCACCGCGGAGGACGCGGGGACAGAAAAGCCCCCGCGAGGATCCGCGCATTCGTCAGGCGAGCCAGGGACTGACGAGCAGCTCGGCCGAACCCGCCCACTGGTTGGTCTCGCCGCCGTTGACGAGCTGCGACGTCAGCAGTGCCCGGCCGGCGCCTTCGAGCGTCGGCGGCACGACGAGGAGGTTCGGCATCAGGCCGAGAGGCCGGCCGTGGTCGCCCTTCATGCCAGTCAGGGCTGCACGCGCGGTCGCATAGTTCGCCGCGTTGAGCGTCTGCTTGGAGCCCCACGCCTGCTGCCAGAAGCCGAAACCCACATTCATGCGGGCGTCCGCGCCGTAGACGTATTCCTTCTGGTCGAAGACGTTGTCGTCCGTCTCGCGGTCCTTGGCGACGAAGTTGAAGTCCTTGCGCTTCTGCAGGATCAACGGCTTCAGCGGCTTGTTGGTGCACAGAAGGAACCAGGGCGTGCCGGCACCGCCGTCGGTGTTGGCGACCGTCGTCATTTCGCCGTCCTCGCCGATCACCGGATGGTCGGTATCGAAGAAGTTCTGGCCGTCGTAGCACTCGGTCGCGAAACCGGCTTTCAGCAGCGCGAAGACCAATTCGTCGGGCTTGGCCTTGGTCGAAGCGCCCATTTCCTCGAACATCGGCCCGTAGATGCCGAGGTTGTCGGTCTCGATGTCGTCCTTGTCGACGCCGATGGTCAGCTCCCAGGGCTTCTCCTTGATGGAGTAGTCGTGCTGTTCCAGGTTGTGGACGACGCGCGAGCCGATCCACTCGCGCACGCCGGGGAACTTGCCGAGCCAGCCGTATTTCTGTTCCTTCAGCGTCGACGGCACCACCGTCGCAACCGACGCATACTGAGATGCCGCCTGTCCTTGGCCGCGGTGAAACGCGGTGGAGAAGCCGACCCGCAGCGAATTCAGGTTCTGGGCATTGATGAGCATGGGGGTGTCCTCTTGTGCGGTGCCGGTTACGCGACGCCGTCGATCCAGGCGTTGAGCAGCGCCTCGTCGAAGCGCACCCAGACGCCGAGATCGTCGACCCCGTCGATGAAGCCGGCCGGCGAGCGCGTGCCCGTTCCGTCGGTCTTGGCGACCGTCTGGTCATCGACGGCGAAGCACACCGCGCCGATGTCGGCCTTGGTGATCTCGTCGGTCGACGTCGAGTTGGCATAGCGGAAGACGCCGGAGCGGTAGTTGCAGGTGAGATCGCCGGCGGAGCCGGACGAGTTGTCGACCTGTTCCTCGGCCCGACCGGCGCCGACAAGGTCTGTCGCCGTGGCGCCGTCGTTGAGGTTGCCGGCGGCATCGCGCATGACGATCGCGCCGGCATAGATGAGCGTGGCGGCGGCGACGTCGCCGCGGCGCATGTCACCCTGCAGCCGGGGCGTGTTTCGGTCCTGGGAAAGCGCGGTCATTCGGCTGCGTCCTTCTTCTTGGCGGCCAGGTAGTCCTCGGCCGAGATCCCCATCGCCCGCATGACGGCTTGGTCGGCGTCATCGAGCGTCGGCTCGGCCGCATCCTTCTTCCGGTCGCCGAGCTGCGCGCCGGTGAGCTTCGGCGCGGCGCCGACATAGGTCGCGAACTGCTTCGGATCGGTGCGGTGCAGCGCCAGCCCCCAGTCCTTCAGCGCTGGGGCCAGTTTGCCGTCCGCGATCGCGCTGTTGACGGCGGTCTCCGCCTTGTCGCTGTCGATGCCGTCTTTGAGCTGCTTGAACTCCGCCATCATCGCGGCGACCTGGTCGGCCGGGATGAACTTCGCGGGGTCCGGGCTGCCGGCCTTCTGCACGGCCGTCACCAGCTCGTTGGCGTTCGCGTCGGCCTTGGCGCCGACGGCCTTGGCGACGGCGGCAAGCGACGTCGTGACCGACTGGGCGGCGGTGACGACGTCGTCGGGCTTGGCCGCCTCGTCGAGCCCGCAGGCCTTGGCGATCGTGGCCAGCGCCGTCTGCGCTGCCACGGCGGGATTGAGCTTGGCGAGAATGTCCGCCTCGCTCGCGTCCTCGGGAAGACCGAGGGCCTTGGCGATGGTCTTCATGGGATCTCCATTGACCGGGTTGTGTTCGGAAGGGCTGAGCTGCGCCCGCGCCGCCACGGCGCCGGCGAGATCAAGGTTTGGCGTGTTGGTCAGCGCCACGCAGACGATCGGACCGAGCTGTCCGGTGGTCTTCGAGTGGTGATAGACGGGCGAGAGATAGCGGTATTCGCCGGCGCGGATGCGTTGCGCGGCGGCTGCCGTCCACTCCACGCGGCCCCAGATGCCGTCGGCGCGAACCTGGAATTCCTTGATCCAGCCAGCCGCCGGCGCGATGCCGCCGACACCGGGAACTGAGGCGAACACCGACTGGTGGTCGTAGTCGACCATGATTTCGGTATCGCCGGCGCGCTGCAGGGTGGCGTCGATGATCGCCCGCATGCTGGCGGCGTCGCCGGCCACATAGGGCCCGCGGCCGTCGCGGCCGGAGAAGACCCCGGCGGGGATGAGCTTCACCCATTTGCCACCGGAAACGGCGTCCGCCGCGCTCCGATCGAGCACGGTCGAATGACAGGCTTGGCAGGTGTTGGCGGGTTCGGTTAGCATGCCGGCATCGTCGCCGTTGCGCCTGCTTCGAACCATTCGCACCCCGGTGCGCCCGAACCGGATACGAAGCAAGGCCACGACGAGATCTCTCCCCGCCGCAAATCGCCAAAACGCGACCAGGGACCGGCCAGCCGCGGTCGGGCTGCTCCGGTCGCGATTAACGTCGCCGTTAAAGGGGGTTTAAAGGGGGTAGAAAGCGCGGGAGGAGATTTCCGCTACAACGGGAGCGCGACAAGCGCCTGGAGGCGCTGCCGCGGCCCGCGCGGGCTATGCGATTTCGGAGAGGCGATCACACGCCACGTTGAAATAGGCTTCCTCGCGCTCACAGCCGACAAAGAAGCGTCCGGAGCGGATGACGGCCACGCCCGTAGAGCCGGATCCCGCGAAGGGATCGAGCACCGAACCGGAGGGGCATGCCTTGACCAGATCGGCCATCAGCGGCACCGGTTTTCCGGTCGTGTGCAGCTTCGGCCCGCCGGCCGCGACGGAATACCGGAAGACGCCGGGAAGCACGGGGCCGTCGGAGCTGTGCCATTTGCCCTTTGATCCCCAGCACACGAATTCCGCCTGCTGGCGAAAACGGCCCTTCTGCGGGCGGACGCCTTCCGTCTTGTCCCAGGCGACGATGCCGCGCCAGGTGAAGCCGGCGGCCTGTAGCGCACTGGTGAGCACCGGCAATTGCCGCCAGTCCGAGAACACCATCACCGGCGCGCCGGCCCTGAGCACGCGGTGGGCGTGCGTCATCCACAGCGTCGACCATTGCATGTAGGAGAACTGGTCGCGGTTCTCGCCGGTGAATTCCGGGTACTTGCCCGGATCGTTCAGATATTTCCCATTGGGGCTGTCGGCTGTGCGGGTGCCGGTGTGAAGACCGCCCGAAGAATAGGGCGGATCCGTCACCAGGGCGTCGAAGTTGTCGGAAGACTGGTCGATCAGCCAGGGGATGGCGTCGACATTGTGCAATTGCCACTTCATGGGCCTGAGCTTTCATCCGGCAGCTCGTTTCCGGTCTTCGCCGGGGCGCTCGGGGAAGGGCTCTATCGGCCTCAAAGCGTTGATCGTGCCGCAACGCGGGCATTTGATTTCCAACAGTCCAGCTATCGCTCTCTCTGCGGTCTTCATCAAGAGGCGTCGGCATTTGCCGCACCGTATGTCCTGCATTCCATATATTCCGAGACTCAGCCACAGTGCCGGCGCTCGCGCGAGCAGCGGGTGCGGCGGTTGTCTCGTGGTACTGCCGGGCGGGCTGAAGTTTGGCGATGGAGGCCCGCCGTCCGGAGCATTCGCTCCGGGCCACCCGTCGGGGCGGCATGCAGACCTTGGCAGAAATGAGGGATCTGTTTAGTCGCACGTAGAGGTGAAGCAGTCAGCTGATCTTCACGAACCCGATGCCGGTCGAATGGATGTGGCCGATCCGCCGGGTTTCCTCGGCCGAGGCCTCCATCCGCTCGACGATCCGGCGAAGCGTGGCGTCATCGGCGCGCAGAAAGGTCGCGCGAGCCTTCCGGCTTGGCACGACACGAGCCAGCCGTTCGATCAGATCGTCGCGTGTCGTCGTTTCAGGCTTCATCTTCGCGTCCGGTGATGACTTCCAGGACCAGGCGGTCTTCCGTCTTCTCGATGACGCGGAACCTATATCCCGCGTCGAGCAGCACCTCATATTCTACATGATTTACGTCGGGAATGTAATGGACAAGCGCGACGGCATGTGCGCCCTTCGGAACTCGGGTTTCAACGACGAAATCTCCAAAGGCTTGCGCGATCGGCTCATAGAGCGATGACGAGTAGAACCCCTTGTCGAGAAATAGGTCGCCCGGTTCCAGTTTGGCGAACTGCTCGGCCGTATCCGCATCGACCCCGCGAAACGTCGTGACGGTGCGGGGAAAGGCTGCCGTCTTCAACGCGCGGTGCAGATCCGCGGTCATCTCCTTGGCGGCCTCGATCTCGGCGTCGTCCTCTTCGCCGTTGAGCCCGTACCAGCCGTCGCGCAGAAGTCTGTTGGCGAGACGATGCCCCTCCGCCTTGTAGAAGGCGATTGCGTCGAGTTTGTCCTCGTCCAGGCTGTCGGTCCATTCCCGCTGCGCGCGGTCAATCTCGCTCGCCAGCTCTTCCGCGGCTTCCGGGGTCTCCGGCCCCTTGGGCCACTCCTTCGGCAGCTCGCCGAAGAGCAATCCCTGGCCGCGGCGGTCGTATTTGGCTTCGAGCTTCTGCAACGTCGCCAGATGCCCGGCTTCACCCGGATTGTAGTCCCAGCCCGGGTCGATCCCGACCGGCACGCTGCGCACCTCGCCGGTGCGCTTGTTCGTCCACTCGCGGTATTCGTCCGGTGGCGGCGTGAACTTGAGCTGAGAGCGCATCCGCTCCACGTCGCGCTCCGACAGGCTCTGCAGGGTGCAGCGGCAGTTCCAGCCGCAGGGCGGCGCCCAGGTCTTCCAGTAGGGATGATCGACCGGCAGGCAGAGATTGTGCCGGGCGGCGTGCTCCGGCCGGGTACGCTCGTCGAGGATCGCGACGTAGCGCAGGTAGGGCCGCGCCGCCTTGGTGCGCTGGAATTGCGACCAGTGGCCGGCCGCATAGCTCACCCGCATGTTGACGTCGAAGATCGTCTGCAGCCGACGGGGTGAGCCAAGCTGGGCAAGCACCGGCTCGCCCGTCTCCGGATCCACGACGGCCTTGCGCCCCCACCAGCCCTTCTGTTGCAGGATCGGCGTCAGGTCGCGCGTGAAATCGCGCAGCGTGCCGCCGTCCTTCAACGCCGTTTCAAGGCCCGCCAGAATATCGGTCAGGATGTCGTAGCCCGCCGACTTCGCAACCGTGAACATCGCCGCATGCTCGGCCGCGTAGACGTCCTGCCAGGCGAAGGTTGGCGCCAGTGTCTGTCGCCGACGTCTCAGCGCCGCGATCGCCTCGCGCGGCGGCAGCGGTTTGAGGACCGCCGTCACGCCAGATCCTCGTCAGCCTCGCCGGAAATCCGCGCCGCGAACGTCGCCCGCGCCAGCGTCTCGGCGAAGGCATCGACGTCAAGCGTTGCGAGGTGATCGGTGATAATCGCCCGTACGTCATCGAGCGTCTGAGCTTTCGCCAGCTTGTCTTCGAGCCCCGCGACGACGGGCGCGACCAGCGGTTCCCAGCCCTCATCGCCTAGGATCTCGTCGAGTGCCGTATCGACGGCATCGACGGGTGCGGTCTGCGTCCGGTGTGCGACTGCCTTGGGGCGCTGCCCCGACATGTCGGGCTTCTCGGCAATCTGCGCCGTGAAACCGACCTTGAACGGTTTCGGTTCCTCTTCCGGCTTCGGATCCTCGGTATCCTGCGACGCCGCCTGGCCTGCCGGCGCCAGCAGCTCCTCGTCGGGATCCGGGTCCGGTAGGCCGAGCTTGTCGCGCATGGTCGACATACCGACCTTGAGGCCCAGCGGCACGAGCTTGCTGACGTTCAACACCAGCTTGTCCACGTCGATCTCTTCGGGCCGCCCGATCCGGATGCGCGGATAGGACCGGCGCGGTCCCATGTTGAGGTCGACCAGCGGCTTGGCGAGATCGCGCCCGAGCGTGGCCGAGAGCTGGCGCGCGTCGGCGGCCTCGATATCGTCGCGCACACCGTCATGCACCTTGGCCGTGGCGTAGCCGCCGGCCGTCGCATCCGTCGTTTGCGTCTGTCCCAAGACGATCTTGGATGTCTGCCGGTCGAGCCAGTCGGCACGCTTTTCGTAGAGTTCCAGATTGCCGCTGATCTTCGCCTCGACCAACTCGATCATCATCGACTGCGGCACGATCGCCCCGAAGTCGACGCCGATGTTCTGGATCGCGCGCAAGAGGGTCTCCTTGTCCTCCTCGCTGGCGTCTGGCCCGTACTTGCCTATCCTCAAGGGCTGGCCGTACGCCTCGCAGAAAACCGCCCAATCCTTGATCGTGAAGCTCTTGAACAGGAAATTCCAGGCGACGCCGCGCGCAAGACCGCCCCGGATCGGCAACCCGCTCTTGGCTTTGGCGTAATGAGTGATCCAGCCGAACGGCTTCAGCGGCACCGGCCCGCCCATCTCCTTCAGGCGAAGCGTCTCGCCGTCGTCGCGGTCGAACTCGAACCAGCGCGGATCCCGCCACTTGAGCGAGGACGGCCGCCACTGTCCCTCGGACGTGTCCCAGATGATCTCGGTCGCGGAAAATCCCTTGCCGACGGCGTCGAGAATGTCGAACAGCTCGTCGGTGAACGGGTCGCGCTCGATGACCTCGCGCACCAGGTCGGCCGCGCGGATGTCATCGGGCTCGTCGCTCGCCGCATCCACGGTGATTTCGAGGCCGGAGACCTGCCGCTTGCGGATCCCGAGCACGCCGGCGTAATGGAGGTCGCGCTCCTCCATGTCCTCGGCCAGCTCAAGGTAGCGCTGCGCGTCTCCGTCGATCGCCTCGCGCAGCAGCCGGGCGAGCCGGCCCGGCGTCAGGCCCGCGGCCGGATGCCCGCCCGAATAGGGTTGGCGGATACCGGTCACCGTGGGCGCGGCCTGCTCGGTCTTGAGCGCGCCGCGGTCGATCGGCCGGCCGTATGGGTCGTAGAGCGTTACCGCCATCAGAAGATCCCCCGTTTGCGCCGCATGGTCGCCATGCGGAATGGCCGCTCGCCGTCATCGCTCATGCCCGCCGGCTCATCGTAACGCGACCGTGGCGGTGGCGCGGGTGTGTAGGCGTATTCGTGCCATTGCATCCGGCTCGCGAAATGGGCGAGCGCCAGCGCGACCGCGTAGTCGCCATGGCGCTTCTTGCCCTTCTTCGATCCGTCGCCTTTCTCGGTCTCACGGGTCTCCGGAACTCTCGGAATGCCGCGCACCAGCTTGACCGCGCGCAGATCCGACAAGTGGTCGGCGTCAGCCGTGATCGTGATCGCATTGTCCTCGAACGCCGTCTTGAGCGGCGGCATGTTGAGGCGGTACCAGTCCTGGGAGAACTTGACCGCCCAGACGAGGCCGGCGTCATCGTCCTTTTCCCGCAGGCCGAATTCACGGCCCATGTCTTCCGCTACCGTCCAGCCCATACCGGTCGCATCGAAGGCCGCGCCGACGCACCGGTGCCGCACATGCTTCAGCACCGTGCGCACGATCAACTTCTGTTCGTCGCCGGGCACACCCCGCAGCTCGAAGGACAGCACCTCGCGGCGCTTCAGATCCTTCTCTATCGCCAGAAGCGCGCCGACTGTCAGATCCGCGACGCGGGCAAAGTCAAAGCCAAAGGCAAAGAGCGGCGTGAGGTCGAGCGCGTCGAGTGCTTCCTCCAGATTTGCCATGAACGGCGCCAACAGGACGGCGCGCTCCAGCTCCGGTCGCTGGAGGAAATCCGCCGGTAGCTCCAGCCGCAGCACCGGCGCATCCGCCGTCATGCGCGCCTCGATCAGCGGAGCGGTCAGCCAGGCGCCGGAACCCATGGACGGAATGCAGAACAGCTCCTCGTCGGCGCCGTCGCCATAGAAGCCGATGAGTTCCTCGCGCCACTCGGCCTCGCCCTCCGGCGACCATTCGATGCCGCGTACAAGGCAGATCCGCTGGTAGAGCCCGTCCTTCAACGCTTGATCCAGATCGACGCGCATGTGGGCGTATTTCGAGCGCCCGCCGAGGATCTCCTGGATCTGGACGTTGAACTCGTTTTCCGTGCCGTTATGGGTGGAGCAGACCACGACCTGGCCGCCCCACATCAGGAAGGCGAGTGCGGCCTTCAGCAGTTCCTTCAGATTATCGACGAAGGCCGCCTCGTCGATGATGACGAGACCCTGCTTGCCGCGCAGGGTGCGCGGAGCCGAAGAAAGACCGATGATCTCGAACCCGCTGGCGAAGCGGATCCGGAAGGCCTGGATCTGACGGGTGTCTTCCGGGTGATCCGGATCCGTGTCGTCGAACAGGTACTCATCCTGGGCGATCGCCGCAGTCGAAAACGCGCGCGCCCACATCGCGCATGCGTCGATGAACTCGCGTGTCATCTCCTGGCTGTAGGAGATGTACATCGCATCCATGCCACCGGCTTCGCGTATTCGCCCGGCACGAAGCACCGCATAGGAGGCAAGCCCCCACGTCATGCCGATCCGTCGAGACTTCTCAATGAAAAGAACGCGGATAGCGGTGCTTTCCAGCAGCCCCACGGCTTGCCCCTGATAGGGCAGAAGCGCCTTTGCCCGTCCGACCTCGCCGATGACGCGCGGCATGGTATCCATCGTCTCGCGACGAAGCTTTTCCCATTGTTCGCGGGAGAGGGGCGCATTCATGCGGGTTTGACCCCGATCATTTCGAGGAAGGTATTCGCTGTCTCGGCCGAGAAGCCCTTGGCCTTGGCGACCTTGTCCACGGCTTCGCGAGCCCGGCCTTCGAACTCCTTCTCCACCTTCTGCCTGCGCACGGTCGAGACGCCCTGGGCCTGCGTCGCGGCGCGCAGCGCGTTGGCAAGGTTCATGGCGTCCTTGGCCTCAATGCCGTTTTCTCCGGCGGCCGTGATCACTTCGAAGACCAGCGTCTTGATCGCCTCGGCGGCGATCAGGGTGAGATCGTCGCTCGCTTCGGCGTCGAAGTTCCGCGAGATTGCTCTGGCGATCGTCCGCGTCTCTTCGAGCCGGCGGGTCAGCGTCGCTTGCTTGATCGAATAGCGATTGAACGCCTTGAAGGACGGGATCTTGAAGTCCAGCTCGCCGCGATACTCCCGTTGCAGCTCTTCGAGTTTCGCGTAGAACTCTTCATAGATGTCCGTCTGCGTCCGCTTATGGCCGCGCAGCTCTTCAGCCGCCCAGGCGATGACCTGGTCGCACTCGGGAGGCAGCAACTCGATGTCGGATAGTCGGCCACGGCCGCGCTGCTTCGCCATCGCTTACGCCTCCGGCAGGCTGGGGCGCTTCACACCGTCCAGGAACGCGCGGCGCTCAAGATGGTCCTGGCCGCGCGCCGTGAGCTGCGCCACCAGAACGGAGCCGGCCTCCATCACGCGCACGGCGCCGCGGTTCTCCAGCTCGCGCACCTCGGCCTCGGTCCAGGAGCGCGGCCGGTTGATGCCGAACACCTCCAGATGCCGCACCAGCAGCGAGGAATTGCAGCGTCCGTCCGGCTCATCGGCCAGCGCGCGCAGGATGATGAGGCGGGCCTCTTCTCGGATGATCTTGTCCATGCTCATTGCCTGTCGCGGCGCTCCTTGGCTTCTTCGAGAAGGAATTCCTGCAACCTGTTGGAAATCTCCGCGACGGGCTTGAGGCGTTCGGTGAGCACCTCCATCTGGCCGCGCAGCCCGACAAGGGCGAGTTCCGTCCGCTGGTAGCTGTCGGCCGATGGCATATGCTTCAGGTCACCCTCGATCGCCGAAAGCCGATTGGCGATATCGGCCCGCGAACTGGCTCCTTCCTGAATGTGCTTCTGCAACTGGGATGACTGCTTCGCCATCTCGCTGCGCACTTCCTCGCGCAGCTCCTTGAACTCGTCTTTTCGGGCCGACGACCGGAACTGGTAGACGCTCCACCCGAGCGACAGCACCATGATGATCAGCGGACCGAAGCGCGCCAGGATCTCCGCGAATGTCCAGGTTTCCTGCATCGCCCCTACCGCTTGTTCATGAAGTTCGCGCCGACGCTCCGGACCGCGCCAAGACCGGCGAGCCCCAGCGCGCCGCCGACCAGCGCATAGGCCCAGGCGAGCATGTCGTCGCCCGTGCGAGGGAAGGTGCCGCCAAATGCCTTGATCCAGAACGGGAGCCCGATCTGGTACCAGAGCAGGACGAAGGTCTGCGACCAGACCACGATCGCCCAGGCGCGCCGCACCATCGGATCGTCGCTTTGGAACGACGCCCGGATCGTCTCCTGTGCAACGGCGAAAATCTCCGAAGCCGATGCCGCCAGCGCCTTGGTCATGTCCGCCTCGGCCGAGGCCTGCGCCTCCGCGATCCGCGCGTTGGCCTCGTCGGCAGTCATCTTGCCCTCGGCCACCGCCTTGACCACGTCCTGGATGACCGCGGAGAAGCCGCCGCCGGTCAGAACCCGGGAGACGATCGACATGACCGGACCAACGAATGCGAGCGGCCCCATCAGCTTGACCGCCCGATCGGCGTCGACGTGATGCGACGCAGAAAGATGTTGAGGCCGCCAATGATTAGCATCGCCCAGAGCGCGTCGCGCGGCTCCAGGTAGGCTTGCCAATCGAAGGCACCGAGGAACTTGAGCAGTTCCGCGGCGATGGGAACAAGCGCCACCGCGCCGTTGATCAGTGTGGTGCGATAGCCCTTCATGCCGTGGCCCTCCGCTTGATCGCCGCCCGGATCTCGTCGCGATACCTCCAGGCGTAGACACCGGCGGCGAGCAACGCGAAGGCAGTGGCCGCTCCGGCGACCCAATACACCCACACCGGAGCGCCACCAGCAGCGGCGGCGGCGCTGCCGATGGAAACGAAGGCGGCGGCACCGACGTCCTTGGCCCGATCCCCGGCCGCATCGGCCCGGTCGAGCGCGGCGGCGGTGCCGGTGCCGAGGATGCCGTCCACGTTGAGGTTCGGCTGGGTTTCCTGGAAGGCGCGCACGGCGGCGGTGGTTTTCGGCCCCGCCAGTCCGTCGAGCTGGCCCTTGTAGTGGCCGAGGCGCGCGAGGATGCCCTGATAGTGCGCCAGCTCGTCGTCGGCGGTCGCGGCGGGCGCAATGTCGGTTGCGGGCTCGATGCGGATCGCCTTGCGGCTGGAATAGACGCCGCGTTCGATCATCAGGGCCTCGGCCGCACGGCGCTTGACCAGCCCCGGCAGACGCTTGCCGTTCGCGGTGACGGCCGTGGTGCGCAGCAGCGCTGCGGCGCTCTTCACATCGCCGGCGGCGAGCGCCTTGGCCCAGCGCCAGTTCGCGGCGCCCTTGCCGCAGTTGTAGAGGACCGACGAGGCTCCATCGAACTCGCACTGTTTCTGCGGCTTGATCTTGTCGGCGACGGTCACCCCGTATTCGTGATTGACCAGCTCGATCAGAAGCTTTTCCGCTTCTTCGCGCGTGATCGTGTCGCCGGGCTTCAGTCCTCTGCCGTACTTTGTCCGCCAGTAGTCGGCGAAAACCATCGAGCCCATCGTGAAGCCGAAGCCGATCGTGAGAACGCCGGCCGGGCAGCGATAGGTGCGAGAGACGAACCCCTCATGTGCGCCGAGATCGGCGACACCGGCGGGGCTCAGTTTGGTGATGACGGTCATTAGCGGATCCCTGCGAGTGGTCGCGTGGGAGCCGGCCGTTCAAGTGCGATTTAAAGGGCAGTTGCGGGCGGCTCGATTGTCCGCCACAGTGCATCAGCGCCGTGCGTTGAAATGCCCGCACCGGCGTGCGAACCAGAGATCAATCCGCAAACAATTTGAGCTGTCGCTGGCTGTTGCGCATCTCGCCCAGCCACTTGCGCACGGTCTTGTCGCTGGTCCTGAGTTCGCGTGCGATCTGGCTGATCGAGGCCCCGCGACAGTAAAGCACCTGGGCAACCCACCATCCGGCCACCGGCACCCGGTCGATACGCCCGAAACCCAGCACGGCCCCGAGCGCCCTGACGCTGTCCTCGCCGATCGCCTCGGTCATCTTGCCGCGTTCCTGCGGGTTCTCCGCGACATAGGCCGCCGCCCCGCCGAACGCGAGCAGGAACTCCGCTGCGCGCTGGTGGCCGAGCGCTTCCACATAGGGCGCGATATGGGCGGGCGGACGCGGCAGGTCCGTCATGATCCGCCCCCCTCGATCGGAAAGAACGTGGTGCCGCCGCGCCGGAGCACCGTGGTCATCACGTTGCGGCGGATGACATAGGTCGCGTCGGCTGTCCGGATCGCGTAGCGGTCGGGAAGTTGCGAAAGGTCGGCCCGCGCCTGGGTGCGCGCGATCTCGTTCGCGATCTTCGCCCGCACGGCGTCGAGGTCGATGCCGATCACCCGCTCGACGTATCGCATGACCGCATGGTCAGTGATGAGGATACCGTGGGTCATGATGCCGGCTCTCCGGATTGCTCGGAGGCGATTACGGCCGCTTCGCGCCGAAGATCCCCGGCGATGGCGTGGAGCTTGGCTGCCAAAGCAGCCCCGAAAGCCTTTGCGCGCTCGTCGAGGTTGTCGGCGATTGCCTTGAGCTGGCGGATGGTCAGGGCTGCTTCCTTGCTGGTCATGCCGCCGCTCCCTTGCTCACCAGCGCCTCGCGCAGGAGTGCGCCCAGCTCGTTCATGGCGTCGATCCAGTCACCGTCCGTCAGCCGACCGAAATCCGCGGCTCCGAACCGGGCGTGCGTCCAGGACGTCATCATCGCGGCCGGCGTCGCATCGAGCGCGATCAGCCGCGCCCATTGCAGGGACAGCACCTGGAAACGGTGGTCGTTGAGCAGCGCCGGGCGGTGCTTGCTGTGGCTGAAGAGGTTGTCGGCGCGGAGGGCACGCTGGATCCACTTCTTCAGCGCTTCAATGGCCCGCGAGCCGTCGGTGGGATCCCGCAGAAACCGCGTGTGATCGATCCCCGTCATGCGCCGGACAAACGAAAGCATCGCCGCATCGGAGCGATCGCGCACCACGCCCAGGTTGTGCGCAGCAATCCACAATGCCTGCAGCTTGGGGGCGTACGGTCCGCTTGCGCGATCACTCCGAGGGCGAGGTGTCTTCGGCGCGCCGAGCCGATCCATCTCGACCAGCACGAGCCGGCGCTGGGCCTCGTTCATGTGCTTCGACGAGCCGAGGCCCGTCACGCGCTCCAGGAGCGCGCGATAGGTCTCGTCATCGAGACCCATCTGCCGGCGCTTGACGTGGATGGCCTTGAGGGCGGCGCTCATGTCCGCACCCATGCGATTGAGTTCGAATAGCTGAAGAAGGCGCGCTCAACGATCCCACGCTTCTCAAGGCGCTTCAGATGGGCGAGGACTTGCCGCGTTGTGGCAATTCGGCCGAGTTTGTTGCGCACAACATAGGTTGGCGTTCCATATGGCTGGCCCTGGTTCAGAACGCCCAAAATCATCTCGTCAGTGATGCTCATGTCCGCACCCCCAGTTCCGCCAGCGCGGCGTTGATCTTGGCGAGCACGGCGTCATACGCGGCCATCCCGGCCCGGCCACTTTCGTCGATGGTCTCGATGATGGGCTCAAACGTTTCCTGGTCGAATTCGCAGCAGCATTCGAGCGTGGCCTGCCGGTCGTATTCAACGATTTCGCGCGCTGCAGTGAGCGCGGCGATGATGATCTTGGTCCTCATAGCTGCGCCTCCTGATCGCGCGCCTCGTTGATCGCATCGACCAGATCATTGAGACCGTCGAATGCGAGGCTGTCGGCCTCATCCGTGACCGGCTGGTAGACATCGCCGTAGAGGTAGCCGATCTCCGCGAGCGCATGCTTGATCCGCTCGATCCGCACCATCGCAAATCGGTGCGCGATCGCCGGCGTCCAGTTCTTCGGAGTTTCGATCCGGCTCATGACAGCATCCCCCGCTTTTCAGCGAGGCGACGCTCCACCGATCGGGTGATAATGTCCGTGGCTCCCGCCGCCACATTGCGCACCTGAGCGTCGGAGCCGATCGCGGCGATGCGTTTGGCCAGCAGTGCTGTCAGGATCCCGAGCTGATCATTCAATGGCAGGTCAACAGTGCAAAACACTCCCTCGATGATGGCCGCAACGTCGGCCGCTCGATCACCTGTCACGCTCGTTTCAGTCATGGCGTCCTCCTATCTGTCCCACCACCGCAACGGATCGCGCGGTTCCTCGTCGTCCTCGATAAGCCCTAATGGCTCCTTCGGTGTTTCGGCTGGCGCCAGTTCCGCGCGCAGCAATTCATTGGTCGCTTGCTTGAGCTGCCGCAGCAGCTCCGGCCGCCGGTGCAGCCGGTACCGGCTCCGGTGCGCCCGGCCGATCAGTTCCTGCCGCTCTGCGACGAGATCCAACCGGCCGGGCATGTCATGCGCCTCCGCCCACGTTGCACTTGGGGCAAGGGATGCCGCGCTTGATCGCGCCAATCGTCTCGAAGGCCTCCCAATCGGATGCCCATTGGCAGCGCTGGCAGGAAAACTTCGCGATGTGCTGAGGCCCGATGCAGGGATTGATGCCGGCGTCGATCACGTGCGCCCGCCAACGGCGCTTGCCTCGCGCCGGCTTTCCGAACAGGTCCTGCTGGCGGGCGCCCATGATCAGTGCGCCCCCATCAGCTCGTAGCCCGCGTCTGTCAGCCCGCAGTAGGCGCCTTCGTCGTCCTCGTCGCACTCGACGAGGCCGGCGGTGATGAGGTCAGCGACGACTGCCCCATCGACCTCGAACGCGCGGTGCAGTGCGCGGTCTTCGCGGGCGTATCCGGTTTTCGTGCGGCTCAGCGTGGTTTCGGAAAGCACGACAAGCGCGCGGATGTGATCGAGGGTGTACGAAGTCATGCACGCCCCCTCTCGATCCGGCGCTCGGCGTTGCGGCACCATGACTGCAAGAGGCCGCTTCCGCCCGCCGTGCAGGTACCCGCCACACCGGAAAGACGCAGCTCGTAGGTGCCGCCAATGAACCGCGCTCGCGCACCTTCACGGGCGACGAGATCGCCGATCACTTCAGCCGCCGGATCGACATCAAGGCGGCGTTTCAGATCCTCGACGAGTTTCTCCAGGCGCTCGCTCATGACGGATCGCCTCCCGGCGCCGGAAGCGCCAGGGCAGCTTGGTTACGCAGGCGGCGGCGCTTCTCGCGTTCGTCGGCGGACTTCGGCTGCGGGCGATAGGGAGACGACGGGCTGGCCTGTTCGTATTCAGCGCGCGCCAGATCCTGCAGGAGGAAACCGAGGTAGGACAGGTCAGTCACCTCGATCTCGATCTTCACAACCGCCTTGCGGCCGCGCGAAGTCGAAGAATACGATTTCAACTGCGCGCTTTCGGGGTTGAACCAGATGCTCGTCATGATGCTCCCCCTATGCCTTCGAGAGGTCGATGGAGATCGTTTGCCAGGGACCGTCCGGCGCATCGCGCTCGTAGAACCGGACATAGGTCTTGCTGCCGACCACGCGCATTGCGTCGCGGATCGCCTCCATCGCCCGCTTCCAGCGCTCGTCCTCGATGTCGAGGCGCAAGAGCATGAAGATCTCGGACCGGTTGATCTGGCCGGCGCGGTCGGTGTTGAAGGCGCGGGTCACGATCGCGCGGATCTCGGGCCGGCTGTCGGAGGACCATTCGTTAAGGCACTCGTCGATCAGTTCCTTGGCAATCTGGAGCTGAGGGCCGAAATCGATCAGGTCGGCGACCTGCACTTTCACCTGCTGACACCCGTCGAAGGTCATCAGCGTCTTGTGTCCCTTCGGACCGCCAAGCTTCGTCTCGTATTCCTGGGCGAAGAGCGCATCAAGCGCTCCGATGTCCTCAAAGACATGGGCCTTGAAACGCGCGATCTGCGCCGAAAGCTCACGCGCAAAGTGCATGATCTTCCGCGTGGTCTCGTCCTGCAGCGCATCCTGCGGCTTCACCAGTTCCACCGGAACAAGCGAGCCCTTGGCGTCCTGCATGTATGTCCGTCCGCCAACTTCGATCCGGCCGGCGGTGGCGACGTCGGGAGCCGCCGTGTTCTCAATCGCTTCCATCTCTCAGTCCTCCTTCAAAAATAACGACGCGGGCGCTTCGGCTCCGCTTCCTGGGTGTCGCGTTCGGCGATACGGGCACGCTGCTCGGGCGTCGGGTCTCCGAGCCTCTCAGCTGTGACATCGCGCGCATGATCCGGCCGCGTGATCACCGGGGCGGGATGCGCCCGCCTCGGCCGGAATGGCTCGACGCGGTCGGGATCGTCTGGGCGATCGTTGCGCAGCCGGCGTTCCAGCGCGTCCTGGTTGCGCAAAAGCAAAGCGGGCCATCCCTCTTTGGCCAGCAGCCCGCGTGCGAAGGCGAGCGCCTGGGTAACCGTCTTTGGCTCGCGGTTCAGCATTCCACCGATGGTTTCCGCATCCTCACCCAGCGCCCGCATGCCGACCGCCAACGCCAGTTCGCCGTAGGTCCATCCCTGTTTGTTGATCGACTTCATGCCGCACCGCCTTCCGGAGGCGTCCGGATCGGGATGGGGCGAGGGATGACCGGGAAGCGCACCACATTGGATCCGAGTGACGTTGCCGCAGTCACGATCTGGCAGCGGCAGTTCCAATGATCCCAAGCAGCCGGGTAATCGATGCCGACGGCCGCGCAGCCCCTCAGCAGTTCGTTCTCCGCCTCCAGAACAAGGGCCTTGTCCCGCGCCTTTTCCAGGGCGTCGTGGGTTTCGCGAACGGCTTCCGCCGACAGTTCAACGCCGGTCTGCCGGTACGGCTGGATAGCGCCGCGGGCGATCTCGATCATTTCGGAAAGCTTAGCCATCGCGCTCTCCCTTCAGCTTGGAGTGAGGGCAGCCCGCGCGGCAGGCGCGATAGACCCGCACACGCGCAGCGCTCGATGGCGCGAACGCCCGCTTCTGCCAGTCGAGGCAGGCATGCCGCCCGATCTCGCCGAGCGCCGGGCACTCGACAACGGCGCCCATCAGCGCCCCGCGCACCCGGTCCTCGATCCGGCCGAGATCGCCGGCATAAACCCCGCGGATCGCGGTGGAGACGGCGCTGGTCGAATAGCCGACGCGCTTGGCCGTGGCCGCAAGGCCGATCCGGTCTGCCATGCCGGCCAGTTCTTCCAGCCATTCCGGCAGAGTGTCGCCCCACGCGGCGCGGGCCTTGTCGATCATGGTTTCCTGCGCATTCACGGCTGCACCTCCTCGGCATCCGCCGTTCCGGGGATCTCGTTGAGGTTCGGGTCGTAGACGGCCTGGGTGCGCAGGATCTTCGGCGCCTTGGGGCCGGTGTTCATGGACGGCTTCAGCCGCCAGCGCGCAAGGTGCCGCCCGCGGCCGGGCTCCAGGCAATGCAGGTATCCGGCACTGTCCAGATGCTTCAGGTAGCTCTTGGCGGTCACCAGCGGCACGGTCACCTCGTCGATTGAGGCGAATTGCGCCAGCTCGCGTGCGCAGAACCCGCCTTTCAGCAGGTTGCGCATCGTGTTCCACATGAGCTGCTGGGCCGGCGGCGGCAGTTCGGTGCCGTCACGGCGCAGGCGCGGCGCCTCCGCCTGTCGCTTGATCAGTTTGTAGATCGGCTTGGAATAGCGGCCCTCGTCGGTCTGACCGACGGTATCGAGGTAGCCAGCCACGGTCAGCCGCCGCACGTAGTCGGTCACAGAGCTGTCGGTGCGATCGTTGCACCCGCTGGCGACATCCTTGAGCGTGAACGTCTCCCCCGCCCGCGTCAGGTCGAGGATCACGCTCCAAAAATGCTCATGCCCGCGCAGGATCGGCCGACCGTTGGCCTGCTCGCGAAGTTTCAGAACCGCTGCCATCAGTTCCGCCCTCCCGAAGTCTTGCCGGCCCGGGCCCGGATAGGCGTTTCGCCCGTGAATATCCGCCCGCCATAGCTGGCGCGGTCGATCTCGGTGAGGCCGTGGTTGCGGGCGTATTGGCCGATTTCGTGCAGCGTCGTCGCGATGCGCCGCGCCTTGCCGGCCGTGCGGGTGCGCACGTCGTCGAGCAGGTCCGCCGAGAGCGTGAGGTCGGGCACCAGCAGGCGGGCGAGCGCGGCGGTGTCGTCCGCATCGCAAGGATTGGCGAGCTGGAAGTCGAGCACGCGGTTATGCACCCGCTCGTGCGCTTCGAGCTTCTTGGGCAGCAGTTCTTCGCCAATGAGGATGACTGGCGCCTGCGTCGTTTCGTGGATGTCGCGCACCAACTCGATCATGCGGCCGTCGACGAGCTTGTCGGCCTCGTCGATGATAAGCGGTCGGTCTGGCGCATCAGACATGCGGTAGATGATGTCATCCATCATCCGGGCGACCGTGCCGCGCGGGCGGACTTCGCCCAACTCGTTGAGCAGCGCCTCGCAAAGCCGCTTCTGCCGCCAGTAGTCGCGCACCTCGACATAGATCGCGCCGGTGCGGTTCATGGCGTATTGCGCCGCGACCGATTTGCCGTAGCCCGAGTGGCCGGAAAAAACGCCGATCCCCGGCAGGCCGATCGCCCGGTTGCGCAGGGTCTCGATCAGGGTCATCAGCGCGGCGACGTTCTTCAGCGGCGCAATAGAGCCTCCCGCTGCCGTTCCCGTTGCCGTCTTGACGTTCTTGAATGGTGCCGTCATCTTATGGTCCTTCGAAAATGGTCTTGAGGGCTCCGGTTCGCCGGGGCTCTTTTTTTGTTGGGCGGGCACTAGACCTCGCCGAAATCCTCGTACATCTGGCTCATGGCCGTGTATTCTGGTCCGGTCTGGTAGCCGCCGAGCCACATCGCGTCGGCCGTCTCCACCGGCTCGCCGGCCGCGATCGCGGCCTCAAGGGCGAGCGCGCGGCGGAAGCGGTTCTGCGGGGTTTCCTGTTTGCGGAGCGGCGTCACGGGTGCCGGCTGTGCGGTGGCGCCCGTTGCCAGGTCCGCCTCTATCTCCGCCTGCAAGTCCGCGGCGCGGCCGGAAAGAGGCGTCTTGACCGGCTCCGGCGCGCTCACATCGAGGGCGGCGGCGATCGCCGGCGTCGAGTGCTCTTGCGTGCGCTTCGGCAGGGCGACGACCTTGCCGTCCTCGCGCGCCAACGCATCGCGCTTGGCCACATCGATCGCGCGCTCGATGAGCGGCCGGCCTTTGGTGATGTCGCGGATCCGCGCCTTGACGTCGCGTGTCGCCTCGTTGAGCGTCTGAGACTGGGCTTCCTTCTTGGCGGCAATGATGGTTTTCGGGTGCAGGCCCGCCAGTTCGGGGCACACGGCCTCTCCGATGTAGCGGCCATCGTCGGCGTCGAAGGCATAAGCCCGGCCGGCGTCGTTCGGGTCCATTCGGACAAAAACGGCATCTCCGGGCATCGCGGCATTGATCACGTAGTGGAAGCCATCGATCCGGATGCCGAATTTCGTCACCTTCCGCAGGCCATCCTTGCCCGCGGCGGGCATCAGCAGCACGTCCAGCGCGCGCTCATCGACGGTACGGATCGCCGTTCCCGATGCCGCTGCCGCATCGGCCGGCGTCATGCCGGAAAGACTGTAATGCGGGCGGGCCTCGTAGATGTAGCGAGCCCAATCGTCGACATAGGTTTGCAGCTGCGGCCCGGTCAGCGACACGCCGAACATGTCGGCCGTATCGGCGCCGAGGCGGTCGGCAAAGCTTTTCCGGTCCTCGATAGCCTTGCGGTCGGCGACATTGTGACCGACGAAGCCGGGAAGCAGCGTCGCGCAATCATGCTGAAACGTGCGGATCGAGCGCTCGACATGGCCCTTCTGCTGCGGCGTGTATTCGGTGGAAAGCTCCGGCTCGATGTCGAGCGAGTGGAACAGCCGCTTGGTATCCCGCGCCACGAAATCCGAGCCGTTGTCGGTCTTGACCTTCTTGGGCACACCCCAGGCGAGGATCGCCTTGCGGATCAGCAGAGCCACCGCCGAGGCGCGCGGCGTGCGCGAGACGTACCAGCAGGTCCGCCGCGTCGCGATGTCGATGCAGGAGTAGATCGCGTGTCGCCCGTCCGTGCAGAGCGCGTCGACGGGCGAGGCGTCGATCTGCCAGAGTTCGTTCGCTTCGGTAATGAACCGAAGCGAACCGACGCCGGACGGCGCCATTGTCGAGCGGTAGCGGTCCGGGTTGGTCAGCCGCGTCAACGCGACTTTTTCCGACGCTTTAAGCTGCTTTAAAAAGTGCTGGAACGTGCGCACCGGCGGCATGGGAAGCGCCGTCTCGACACCAGCCTTGATCGCGGTGATCGTGTCGCCGAATTCGTCCCGGCACAGCGTGCGCACATGTGCGCCGGAAAGGTGCGGCTGGTGGGCGATGAGCGCGAGGATAAAGGTCCGCAGCGCCCCGCCGTTGGCGGTCTCCAGCACGCCCTTGCCCTTGCGCGCCGCTGAGCGATCAATGGCGAGCTTGTCTGGCGACTGTTTCTTGGCGGCGCGCCAGCGGGCCAGCGTCCGCTTGGAAAGATGCGGCACCAGCTCGCGGATCCAGTCGTCGACCGCGAGCTTTCCGGTGTTGTAGCGGGAAACGAAGGTCTGCGTCAGGCTCGCCTGACCGAGCCGCTGGCCCTTCGCATAGGCCTCGAATGCTGCGACGATTGCCAGCCGCGCGTCCCGCTCCATCGCAGCACGATCCGTGCCGGGCGCCGGTAGGGTCGAAGGCTCCGCCCCCTCATCGTCGGCCGGCAATTCGATCCGCCGATTGCGCGTCTCGTAGGCCACACGGGCCAGCGTCGGCAGCAGGGCGACATGATATTCGAGACCGCCTCCACGCCCTGAGTGATCACGTGCATAGGCCGGGTTGTCGTTCCAGCGCTCGCGATCTGCGATCTTGCGCACACCGCGCTCGGTATGTGGAAAATCGGGCAGCGCCTCGGCGGCCAGCTCTGCGGCGGTCAGCCACTCTTTCATGACGTGGCTACCCCGCTACGGTTCCGCCCGGATCCGTAGATCTCCGCGTAGGCAAGGGTGTAAGTACCGCGCAACTCATCGGAGATTGGCAGATTTTGCTTCGACCTGTAGGAGTACTCGCGCAGCGCTTTCTTCAATGCGCAGCGCCGGTCGCTCTCGTCGCAGTCCGGCAATTGACAGGAGAGGCATGGATGGGTGCTCATCGCGTGCCCCTCCAGCGCGCCTGCAGGGCCTGCTTGCGGGCGGTCACGTCGCGCTCATGTTCTTCCAGAAGATGCAGTTCAATGAGATCGGCGTATTTCTGGGGCACGACCCGGAAACCAAAGAATTCGGCGACGAAGCCGAGCAGGTCATGGCATCCGGTGACTTCGATAAGCGCAATGAAGCGCTCCAGCGTAATCCGGTGGCTTTCCTTGGCCTCGGACGCATAGGCGTCGAGCGTCGCCTCACTGACCGGGTAACCGAGTTCATCGCTCATGCGCGCGGCGATCTCCGCCCGGCCGAGTTCGCTGCTCTTCAAAGCAAGCGCGACGGCCTGGGAAATGCGGTTCGCCATCCGGTTTCCGCGCACCTGCCCCTCGTCGAAGCCGACCGAAACCGGCTCCGGCTCCCAGGAGAGCAGATCGCCCGTCAGCGTATCGCCGCGCGTTTTTGCCATCAGCGATTGGCCTCCAGCCACGCCTCGAATTCGGCGCGATGCAGCGCGAAGAACCGCGCCTGCTCGGTCGGTTTGAGCCGTGAGAACTTGTCGGAAAGCCTCTCCCAGGCGGCAGGCGTGATCGGCTTCGGGGCCGCATCGATCAGTGCAACCGCCTCCGCCACACTTGACGCGCGCGGAGGTTCGGCGGCGAGCATGTCCGCGATAGCCCGCTGCCGTTCGGCCGTCTGTTGGGTGAGCTGCAGCAGCTCCGACATGGTGTCGGCGATCGCCAGAAACGCGATGCGTTCGCGCACGTCCTTTGCAATGTCGGATGCGACCTTGACTGCCAATTGCACGGAACGTTCGGAGATCTCCAGCGCCTCGGCCGCTGCGAGAGAAAACCTTTTCGCAAAGTCTTGCGAATTGGTCTCCGTCGCAGCCTTGCCGCGTCGCTTGCCGCCGCGCTTGTCGGTCTCGTTCGTCCGTTCGTAGACCTCGCGCCACGCAGCCAGATGCACGGCCCGGTCAAGCGCCGTCAGGCCGTAATTGAACATGTTCTCGTGGATTTCGCGCAGCAGTGCCTGATCCGGATCTGCGAAGCGTTCTGGCAGAACTTCGACCTTGATTTCCGTCAACCCGAGCTTCGCGTGGGCCGCGAGCCGATGCCCTCCGGCAACAAGCCGGTATCCGCCGTCAGTCTCGACAACCTCAATCGCGGGCAAATCCTCTCCGGCGGCGATCTGTTCGGCAAACGCCGAAACCCACGTCGGATTGATCGGCCGCAGTCGGTTGGAAGCGTCGATGTCTGAAATCTGTATCGTCTTCAGCATGTTTATCTCCCGTGCGCCGACGCGTCGTCGTCGAGCACGTGCGAGATGATCGATTGAGCCGTCTCCGCGTCGCTCGTTCCCGCTTCGGCGGAAACGTCGGCAAGCATCCGGCGATGCGCCTCGTCGAGCGTGATGCGAAGTGTCTGGCGCCGGCGACGTGGGAGGTTCGTCGCCGGCGCTTCTTCCCCGGTCGCGGGCGGGGCCAGATCCGCGCCGGGGTTTTGGGGTGCGTCGTTGGTCAGCGCGTCCGCGGGCGGCAGGCCGAGCGCCTTGCGCCCGGCGGGCGGCAGCGCCGCGTCGCCATACTCATCGCGGTAATCGCGCCAGAAGCTGCTCATGAGCGGTCTTCCTCGTCATCGAGGCAGCTCGCATGCATCTCGAATTCCTCGCGCCGGGCGGCGGCAAGGCCTGCGACCATCAGGCTGAGAACGATCGCGATGATCAGGAGAGCGAAAACCGCGCCAATGATCGGTCCCATCACATCTCCCCCGTCAGTGCGGCAATCCAGACGAGGGCCGAGCCGATGAAGAGAGCGAGGGCGAGGGCTGCGGCGAGATCGCGCGGCAGGGTGGTGTCAGCGAAAAGCCGATAAATGGACACAAGGCGGGTCATGCGGCGCACCTCGTGTCAGTTGTGGAGCGCTCATTCTGGCTTTGGTGCTTATCGCGCTTCGCGTTAGTATCGCGGCCGGTTGGAGCCTTGGCGTAGCGCTCGGGCCACAACTCGGACGGGTGGACGCCCAGGAAATTGGCAATGATCCATTCGCCCTTGCGGTAGCACCGCGACATGGCCTGCCGACATGTGCAGTCCGGCTCGCCCGCATCGCGGGCAAGCTGGGTGAGGTTGGAGCCCCGTCTGCGGATCTCGGCGGCAATAGCGTGTCTGTCCCAAACGCGGGGCATGCGCGATCCCTGTCATTGCTGGGCGGCCCTGGTGTGCGAGATCGGCCGGCCCATGAATTAACGGATGTGAGTAACAAGTGGTGACACCATGGCCGATTTGAGTATGTATGGCAACCAAAATATTCCGTTCCGGGTTGAGTTGCGCCCATCGTCATACTCAAATTCAGTAAGTCATTGTATTATTTTGACAATGTTCGTTACGTCAGTATCCTCAGATACTCGGAACGCGGTTCCGGGTTCATGCCATGACTGAGTATGTAGTCGGGCTGGCAGAACGGATCCGCCAATGCGCCAGGCTTGCCGGAAGCGGCAACGCGCTGGCGGCGAAGTCCGGGATCGCGAGGACGACGTTGGAAAATTATTTGAATGGGCGCAGCGAACCGAAGGCCGGCGCGATCTGCGCCATGGCGGAAGCGGCAGGCGTATCAATCTCTTGGCTTGTATCTGGCGAAGGCCAGATGCTGCCCCATGTTGAGGAAGACGATCTTCCGCATTCGGAATTGATCACCGAATTGGCCTCCGGCGGGGATTTTACGATGATCCGCCGGCTGTCCGTCCACGCGTCGGCCGGGAATGGTGCACTGGCTGAGCGGGAAGATGACACGGGATTACTGGCATTCCGCGCCGAATGGCTCCACCGTCGCGGGATAAATCCGAGAGCAGCTAGGGCGCTGACGGCCAAAGGAGACAGCATGGAGCCGACCATTCGGGACGGGGACGTCCTGCTGGTTGACACCTCCATCAACGCAGTGCGCGACAATGCGATTTATGTCGTCGTCCTCGGTGGTCTGGTCCTGGTCAAGCGCCTGCAGATCAAGCGCGACGGGAGCCTGCGCCTCATCAGCGACAACGACCGCTTCGAGGCCGAGGACGTCCCGGCGAATGAAGCGTCCGACATCCACGTAGCCGGCCGCGTCATGTGGTATGGAAGGTCGATTTAAGCTGGTTTAGGGGGGCGTTTATGTCTGCGTTTGAAGACCTTGGCACTGGTGTCGCCGTCGTCTTGATGATTCTCGTCTTGATCGTGGCGGCGCTGCCTATCCTGTACGCCGACTGGCGCCGCGCACCGGAGGTGGCGACACTCGTCCTCGTCGTTGCCGTCGGCAGCGGCTTTTTTGCCGCTTATACGGCGCCGCTTCTCCGCGATTTTCTTTTCGTCACCGGCTGGATCGGCGCATCCATCCTGTCCGCGCTCTCCCGCATCCTCGGCATCCTCGTCGAGCGCCGTACAGCTTCCGATCCCGATGCCAAGTGATCTTGCGCACCCTACAGAAACCATCCGCCATCAGTGCCATTTGATCTTGCGCACCGTTCCGGCGCTTGCGCTCGCCTGAAGACGCCTTTTCCCCGCCATTTCAACGATTTCCCGGCTGTTCCCGGATAATCTCACCTAATCCCGCCCACTGCCATCTGATCTTGCACGTTACAATTCCCCCGGCTGTGTCCGAATTGGAATTTTGGGACGTGTACCCATCGGCTCGCCAGCGTCTGCCGTCGATGCAAAATTTGCCAGGCAGCTGCTTGTGGATCTCATTCGCAATCGACAGCTCTTAGCTAAAGCTGAATTGGCACCAAAAGGTAGGCCTTTTCAGTGAGAGCGCAGGAGTGCTCATCAAGACCTCAACATCCCCGGAGACGGGGACAAGAGATCGGTGGGCTATGGCTAACTCCCAATTTGAATTCCCGTATGACGGGTTCTGTACTCCTTCTTCAGCCAAACCCCCAAATGGTTCTGCGGATCAGGCGAAAGCTCTGTCCATCGCGGTAGAAGCGCGCAAACCTTCCAGCCGAGAAGGTGAACGGCGCGAGCACGAGGCGAGGCGTTCTGGTCAGCCGCCTTTGGACGCGCAGGACGAGCCCTTTGGGGAGCGGTATGTCTCTGTTCGCAATGTCGCTCTTCGTTACGATTGCAGCGTGCCGACCATCTGGCGCTGGGTAGGGCAGCGCACCGGATTTCCATCACCGGTGAAGGCTGAGCTCCGGTTGCACGCGATGGCGTCTCTCTGACTTGCTTGGTTTCGAACCACTGTCGCTGGGAGGCCGGAAGTGATCGATCATTTTTCCGCAGAACTCTTGGACGATGCTTCGCCCGTCTCCCGGATCGAAGCCGGGCCCATCGGACGGCGCCGCTAACGTGTAGCGCTTCTTCCTATTAAATTTGTCAGATGGAGACATTGAATCCTCCCTCATCTCTTACACCGACGCCTTGCTGCGGAGTGGTTTCCGGTCGGGGAGTATATCGAGCGGATCGTCGTCGACTGGCTTGCGGAACGCCGCGCCGATGGCGCCTCGGCCGGTTCCCCCGTCTTTCCGCGCGCGCCAAATCCATTCGACGCTCTCCAGGGACCAAGGCCGGAGGCGTTCTGGAAAACGGTGACGCCGGTTCGCGCCATCCTCAAGACGGCGACGGCTGCGGCCGGGATCCCCTGCTTTCACCCGCACGCGATCCGCGACACGCTTGCGACGATGTTCAGGCGCATGGCGAACACTCTGGAGGAAATGGGCGCTCTCAGCCAGAATCTCGGCCACGAGCATCTCGCCCACAACGCTTCAGCATTATGGCAAGCGTGATCCATCCGCGTTGAACGGGCTTTTCGATGGCATGCGGAACAGGAAGCCGCAGGCAGATGTCGCGACGAAGTGGCCGAGACGTTCCGCCAGGCCCCTGCACACCCGCAGAAGGCGATCCTGTTGATCCTGAAACGTTCAGGACAAACCGGAGCGGATGTAAGGACTGGGCAGCGCCGACCGGTGAGCCAGGACAGACACGACCACGCCAATCAGCTCGCCGCGCGCATTCACCACCGGGCCGCCAGAGTTGCCCGGCTGAACAGGTGCAGAGATCTGCATCTTGTTCGCATCACCAAGCATGCCTTTCATGCTTGTCACTGCGCCACGAGTGACTGGGGTTTGAGGGGGAGAAAGCCTCTAACCTGTTCAAAGGCGCGCGTTCGTGCGGAAAAGCGTCACGCGCAATCCAGCATCCCGACCGCCTATTGCCCAGGCGGCACAAACGTTGTTTTTATTGGTATATATAACGAAGCAAGCAGTTCTCCATTTGGTTGTGCTCATGCATTCCGCGAATTTTGATCATTTGCAACCTTTGAGCGGGCCCTTGCGCCAACTTGGTGTATTGGCCGAGCGCTTCTTTGCGGAGGACGCCAACACTTCGCTTATCAAAAGCCGCCAATTCGCGGAACTTCTGCTCAAGGAGATTGCTGCGCGCTCCGCTGCATACGATCCCGACCGCCGAGAAAACCAGAACGATCTCCTGCGCCGCTTGGTCTATGAGGGAATTCTTCCCCGGCAGGTTGCCGACGTTTTTCACGCCGTCCGGCGGCAAGGCAACGAGGCAACGCATGAATTTACCGGCACCCATGCCGAGGCGCTTTCAGCCCTCAAGTTCTGCCGTTCGCTGGGCGTCTGGTTCCGTCAGACCTATGGGCGCGATCCGAATTTCAAGCCCGGTGCCTTCGTTCCGCCTCCCGATCCCCGGGGAGAAGATGAAGCCCTCCGTCAGGAACTGGCGGAACTGAGAAAGGCTGTTCTGTCCGCGGAGGCCGAACTCCGAGCCGCGCACGCCTCCGCAGAAGAACAGGTGCGCGCCCGGCAGGCGGCGGAGGAACTCGCCGGACAGGCGAGGGCAGAGAGCGTGGTCTGGGAGCAGACGGCGGCTGAATTCGAAGCCAGCCAGAACGAACTCGCGAAACAGCTTGAGGCTCTTCAAGCCGCAGCTGCGGCCGAACCAGCCCAGATTCGCGTCGAGCTGAAGCAGGCGGGCCGTGATGCGGCCGGCAAACTGGAGCTGGACGAAGCCGACACGCGCCTGCTCATCGACGTTCAATTGATCGACAAGCAATGGGAGGCCGACAGCAAGACCTTGCGCCATTCCGCCGGCACGAGGCCGGAGGCTGGCCGCAATATCGCGATCGCCGAATGGCCGACCGAAAGCGGTCCGGTCGACTACGCGCTTTTCGTCGGGCACACGTGTGTGGGTGTCATCGAGGCGAAGCGCCAGTCGACCAATGTGCCCGGTACGTTGCGCCAGGCCGAACGCTATGCCCGCGATATCCGTCTGGAGCCCGGGAACCGGTATCCTGACGCACCCTGGCAGCATGGGCTGGACGATCCCTTCCGTGTGCCTTTCGTGTTCGCCACCAATGGTCGGTCTTATGTGCGCCAGTGGCAGACGGTCTCCGGCATCTGGTATCGCGACGTGCGCCGCGCGACGAACCAGGATTGCGTCTTGCCGGAATGGTTTTCGCCGAGCGATCTCGTCGCCAAGCTGGAGACGGATGTCGACGCGGCGGCTCAGGGGCTGGCTGAAGAAGGCTTCGGCTATGGTGCGCTGAGGCCCTATCAGGAAGATGCGGTCCGCGCGGTGGAAGAGGCGGTGGAGGCCGGACAGCGGAATATCCTGATTTCCATGGCGACAGGCACCGGCAAGACGCGCACCTGCGTCGCGTTGATGTATCGGCTGCTGAAGCACCGCCGGTTCCGCCGCATCCTGTTTCTGGTGGACCGGACCGCGTTGGGCGAACAGACGACAGACGCGCTGGAGACGACCGAACTCGAGGGACTTTTGAAGTTCGCGCAGATCTACAAGGTCGCCGGTCTCGACCAGCGGCTGCCCGAACCGGAGGATCAGGTCCAGGTCGCGACGGTGCAGTCGCTAGTCGCCCGCATCCTCAACGAGGATGATCCCGACCGCCGGCCGACGCCCGGCACCTACGACTGCATCATCGTCGACGAGGCCCACCGCGGCTACACGCTCGATGCCGAGTTGCGCGAAACCGACATAGGCTTCCGCAATGTCGACGATTACCAGAGCGCCTACCGCCAGGTGCTCGACTATTTCGACGCGGTGAAGATCGCGCTCACCGCCACGCCAGCGCTGCACACCCGCGAGATCTTCGGCGATCCGGTGTTTTCCTACGGCTACCGGCAGGCGGTGGTGGAAGGCTGGCTCAACGACCATCTGCCGCCCCGGCGCATCACCACCGCGCTTGCCGAGGCCGGCATCCATTTCGAGGGCGGGGAGGAGGTCGAGATCATCGATCCGCGCACTGGCCAGATCGATCTCTTCGACTTGCCGGACGACGTCTCTCTCGACTACGACCTCGCCACCTTCAACAAGCGCGTCTACTCGGAGAACTTCAACCGTGTCGTCTGCCGGGCGCTGGCCGCAGAAATTGCGCCGGACCGCCCGGGCAAGACGCTCATCTTCGCCGCCCGCGACAGCCACGCCGATGATGTCGTGCATATCCTGACGGAAGAGCTGCGGGAAGAATACGGCATCTCGGCCGTCCCGCACGGCATGGTCATGAAGATCACGGGCAGCGTGCCCGGAAACCAGGACCTCATCCTGAAGTTCCGAAACGACCCGCTGCCGAAATATGTCGTCACCGTCGATCTGCTGACCACGGGCGTCGACATTCCTTCCATCTGCAATCTCGTCTTCCTGCGCCGCGTTGCCAGCCGCATTCTTTATGACCAGATGATAGGCCGCGCCACGCGCCTTTGCCCGGAGATCGGCAAGGAAAACTTCCGCATTTTCGATGCCGTCGATCTTTACGCTAACCTCCAGAACATGTCGGACATGCGCCCTGTCGTGGTGCGGCCGGATATCTCCATGGCGCAGCTCGCAGCCGACCTCGGCCATGCGCAAACGGACGAGGACCGGAACTGGGTGGCGGGCCAGATCGTGGTGCGCATGCGCTCGCTCGCTCGCCGCCTCGATGAGGACCAGATCGAGCAGTTCACCCGCGCCGCCGGCCAGACGCCGGAAGAAGCCGTCACCGACCTGTCGCGCCGGGCCGGCCACGAGGTTGGCCACTGGTTTGACGAGCATCCCCGCGCCATCGAGATCCTCGATCGTCCGCCTGTCCGGCGGCGCGGGCCCGGCGATGGTGTCGCCATCTCCACGCACGAGGATGAACTCCTCCACATCCGTGAGATCTTTGGCGATAACGCGACGCCGGAGGACTACATCGAGGGCTTCGAGCGCTACGTGCGGCAGAACATGAACGCCGTGCCGGCGATGATTGCCGCGACCCAGCGCCCGCGCGAGCTGACCCGCAAGGAGCTGTCGGAACTGGCCGCGCTCCTCGACGAGCATCACTATTCCGAGGCCATGCTGCGGGCCGCCTATGGCAGCGCCCGCAACGCGGACATCGCGGCCCACATCATCGGCTTCGTCCGACAGGCCGCGATCGGCGATCCGCTGGTGCCCTATGCCAAGCGGGTGGAAAATGCGATCGTCGCGATCGAGAAATCCCGCCCCTGGACCCAGCGCCAGAAGGACTGGCTGCGTCGCATAGGTCGGGCGCTGAAGGACAAGCCCGTCGCCGACCCGACATTGTTCGACCAGGGCGCCTTCGCCGACCGCGGCGGCTTCAAGCGCATCGCACAGGAATTCGACGGCGAACTGGACGAGGTGCTCAGGCAGATCAACGAGGCGATATGGCCACCATCGGCCGCGTGATACGGGCACCGGAATCAGCCTAAGAACAACCACAACAACGAATTCGAACGGGACCCGTCCATGAACGCCAATGCCATCGTCCAGAAGCTCTGGCGCCTGTGCGCCGTGCTGCGCAAGGACGGCATCACCTATCAGCAGTATGTCACCGAGCTGACCTACCTGCTGTTTCTCAAGATGATGCAGGAGCGCGACCGCGAGACCCGCGCCATCCCGAAAGGCCACCGGTGGGCGGATATCGTGGCGGCCGATGGTCTGGCCAAGCTCCAGCTCTACCGCGAAACGCTTGTCGTGCTCGGCAACGCCAACGCCAAGCTCGGCAAGGAAGATGCGCTGCTGCTGCCGCCGGACAGGGACGCCGGCAAGGACCAGAAGCTCGCCTATGCCGAGGGCGTGGCGCTTCCCTACATGGTGCAGGCGATCTTCGACAATGCCTCCACCTTCATCCGCGAGCCGCAGAACCTGAAGACGCTGGTCGATGCCATCGATGACCTGAACTGGTTCTCCGAGGAACGCGACCAGTTCGGCGATCTCTACGAGGGCCTGCTGCAGAAGAACGCGGAAGAGACCAAGCGCGGCGCCGGCCAGTATTTCACCCCGCGCGTGCTGATCGAGGTGCTGGTGCGGCTGATGAAGCCGCGGCCCGGTGAGATCATTCAGGATCCGGCCGCCGGCACGGGCGGCTTTCTCATCGCCGCCGACACCGCCATGCGGCGCGCGAGCGACAATTATTTCGATCTTGGAACGCGCGAGCAGGAGTTCCAGCGCAATCAGGCCTTCCACGGCATGGAGAACGTGCCGGCCACCTATCGGCTCTTGCTGATGAACCTCTACCTGCATGGGCTTGCGACCGAGAATGTCGATCTGGGCGATACGCTTTCACCGGACGGATCACGCCTCGCACGAGCCGACCTGATCCTCACCAATCCGCCGTTTGGCCCGGCAGGCGGGGCGCCGACGCGCGATGATCTCTCTGTTACGCATTCCGTTTCCTCCTACCAGCTTCCCTTCGTCGAGCACTGCATCCGTGCGCTGAAACCGGGCGGGCGGGCGGCAATCGTCGTGCCGGACAACGTGCTGTTCGAGGAGGGGCGCGGCAAGGCGCTCCGGCAGATGCTGATGAACTGGTGCGATCTCCACACCATCCTGCGCCTGCCGACCGGCATCTTCTATGCGCAAGGGGTGAAGACCAACGTCATCTTCTTCACGCGCGCCAGGACCGAGGCCGGCAACACCGATGAGGTGTGGGTCTACGACCTACGCGCCCAGATGCCGAAATTCGGCAAGACCAACCAGCTCAACGCGGAGCATTTCGCCGGTTTCGAGAAAGCCTACGGCCCCGATCCACTGGGCGCCGAGCGCGGCGAGGACGAGGGAGAGGAGGGCCGCTGGCGCTGCTTCACCCGCGAGGAGATCGCCGCGCGCGGCGACAATCTCGACATCACCTGGCTGCGCGAGGCGGAGGAGGAGGCCGAAGAGGGATTGATCGAGCCGGAAGACATCGCCGCCGCCATCCTCGGACATCTGCAGGCCGCGATGACCGAGATCGAGGCGCTGGGCGCGGAGCTGGAGGACGGCGCGGCAGACGCGGCCGAGGTGGCGGAATGA